CGGGACCAGGTATATTAGGGACGCCATTGTTCGGGGCCGGTTTGTTGGCGTTCGGTTCGTCAGAAACGACTTTCCGGGAGAAACCGAGGTAACTAAGCCTCACAGAATTACCATCCCGGCTAGACCGTTTATGCGATATGCTTGGAACTTGTTTTCCGCAGATCGCGCCGCAATCCAGAACCGGATAGCCATGAGGCTGGCCAGAGGACAGATCACGCCAGATCAAGCTCTTGCCCAGATCGGCTGGCATTGGAAGGATACATAGCCAGAAGCATCAGGACCGGGCCATGGGTGGCTAACTCAGCATCTACGGTCAGGAGAAAGGGATTCAACAGACCGCTGGTCGATACGGCGCACATGCTTCAATCGATTAGCAGCAGAGTAACATAACCAGGAGATCATCCAGTGATCAGTCAGAGCCGTTATATCCGGATCATTTCGGGCGTAGGCGCAGGCGCTCCGGTCGCAGGCCGAAAGCTGATTCTGCGCGTCATGACTACCAACAACGTCATCCCGCCCGGAATCGTCATCGAGTTCGACAACGCCAACGCAGTCCTGTCATACTTCGGCGCGCAGTCGGAAGAGTATCAGCGGGCTGCGGCTTATTTCAAGTTCATCAGTAAAAGCGTGAATTCGCCGTCCAGCATCAGCTTCGCTCGCTGGGTAAACACAGCCATCGCGCCGATGGTTGTTGGTGACAATCTGCCGAAGACCATCGCCGATTTCGCCGGCTTCTCAGCAGGGGTTCTGACCATCATGGTCGGCGCGGCCGAACAGAACATCACCGCCATCGATACGTCCGCCGCGACTTCTATGGACAACGTGGCGTCGATCATCCAGACCGAAATCCGCAAGAACGCTGACCCGCAGCTGGCCCAGGCTACCGTTACCTGGAATCAGAACACCAACCAGTTCACCTTGGTCGGCGCCACCATTGGCACCGGCGTTCTGGCCGTGGCGAAATCTGCCGACCCCCAGGACATGTCCACTGCCCTCGGCTGGTCCACCTCCAACGTCGTCAACGTCGCCGGCCAGGCTGCCGATCTTCCCGACGCGGCCGTTGCCAAGAGCACCAATGTCAGCAACAACTTCGGTTCGTTCCTGTTCGCCGGTGCGCCGCTCGACAATGACCAGATCAAGGCCGTGTCGGCCTGGAACGCGGCTCAGAACAACCAGTTCATCTACACGGTCGCTACTTCCCTGGCGAACCTCGGCACTCTTTTCACCTTGGTGAATGGCAACGCCGGGACCGCCCTGAACGTGCTGTCGGCGACTGCCAACGACTTCGTGGAGCAGTGCCCCAGCGAGATTCTGGCCGCCACCAACTACGATGAGCCGGGCGCTTCGCAAAACTACATGTACTACCAATTCCCTGGTCGCAACATCACCGTTTCCGACGATACCGTTGCGAACACAGTCGACAAGAGCCGGGGCAACTACATCGGCGTCACCCAGGCCAATGGCCAGCAACTCGCGTTCTACCAGCGCGGCATTCTGTGCGGCGGTCCGACCGATGCGGTGGACATGAACGTCTATGCCAACGAAATCTGGCTGAAGTCGGCTATCGCTCAAGCGCTCCTGGACTTGTTCCTGAACGTCAATGCGGTTCCGGCGAGCAGCACTGGCGAGGCGATGACCCTGGCGGTGCTGCAGCCGGTTCTGGACAAGGCGACCGCCAACGGCACGTTCACCTACGGCAAGGAAATCAGCGCCGTCCAGCAGCAGTACATCACCCAAGTCACCGGTGATCGCCGCGCCTGGCGTCAAGTCCAAACCCTGGGTTACTGGATCAACATCACCTTCTCCAGCTATACCAACAGCAACACAGGCTTGACCGAGTGGAAGGCCAACTACACGCTGATCTATTCGAAGGGCGATGCCATCCGCTTCGTCGAAGGATCGGATGTGATGATCTAATGGTTTGCGGCGGACTCGACCGCCGCAACCTTCCATGAATGGAGTGAGGAATAAGCAATGATCAACATTTCTGCGTTCGGCTCGATTGCCCAATTCACGGCAAGCAGAACCTTCCCGAACGGATTCACCGTGACCGAGTTCGCTGATGATGCGGACCCCATCGACAGCCCGCCGTTCACTGCGGCCGATACCGGCGTCGGCCTGAATGGCGATATGGTGGTTTGGAACCGGGCCAACATCCTGGAAGTCGTCGTCAACGTCATCCCGAACACCGAGGGCGAGCGCAACTTGGCCGTCCTGCTGGATGCCAACCGCACCGGAAAAGACAAGTCGGGTGCTCGTGATGTCATCGGCCTGGTCGTGGCGATGCCGGACGGTAGCAAAATCACCTGTACCAACGGCACTCCAATCGACGGCGTTCTGATCAATGCGGTGGCGAGCGTCGGTCGCCTGAAGACAAAGCCGTATCGATTCCGTTTCGAGAAAGTGGTCAAAGCCGGTACTAGCTGATGAAGAAGATTCCGCTGACAGCAGTCCCGAATCAGGCGATCTCATTTAACGCCGGCAGCAGCTATTGGAAGATTCGTCTGTACCAGAATCTGGATATGATGAATGCCGATATCAGCCGCGACGGCGTGATCGTTTGCCATGGGGTTCGCTGCTTCGGCGGAATTCCGCTTCTCCAGTATAGTCACCAGTACCGACCCGACTATGGCAATTTCGTTTTCGACCGTGACGCCGATTGGACGTTGTTCGGCGACGGCATAAACCTGTTCTATCTGGACGGTGTCGAGTTCGCAGAATATCAGGCGCTGGCCACGAGGAAAGAATGAGCACATCAACGATCAGAACCGGGGCGAACAATGACATCCTTTTGGACGACAATGGAAACATGGTCATTCTCAGGGATGTAGAAGCGTGTGCCCAGGACGTTCGGGCGGCGATGCTCATGCGCACCGGCGAAAACATTTTCGATGTGAACGCCGGCGTGGGATATTTCGAATACATCTTCTCGCCGCAGAAGAGTTATGATGACGCTCGAAAATCCATCGCCGATGCGATTTTGTCATCGCCGGACGTGACCGGCATCGAGCAACTTGACATCGACATCACCGGTGAAGTCTTCGGCGTCGATGCGAAAGTCATCACCATCCACGGACCTGTAACTGCAGGAGTTTGAAATGAGTACCATTCGCATCCAATACGCCAACGGCACCCAACTGTTCTTGGACGGCAAAAACCCGCCGCTCCTGGACCCGCTTCCTTCTTTCAACCCGTCGGTCGAAGACCTGGAAGGACTGGACCGCGAAAAGAACACTGGAAAGGGCGACTCTTCGTCGGCCGGTATTCCCGTTCCCCCGGTAAACGTCGATCCGAATGTCGACAACGGGGCTTCCAACCCCGCTCCTGAATCGACCGGCACCCCTGCGGCCGGATCGACCCCGGAAAGCGCCCAGGAAGCCCCTGCAGCGGGCCAAGGCGACGAGAAAGGGGCCGAGACGCCCCCGACTACTGCCAAGGAAGAAAAGACCGAGGTAGAGGCCTCTACGGCCGCTAAAGAGGCTTCCGCCACTACCAAGCCCACGGTTCGCAAAACCACCAGCAAGTAAGGACTCGACATGATCAACGTCAGCGGCTTCGGCACTGGAATTGTGATAGTTTCAACCTCGTCGTTCCCGATGGGGTTTTCCTTGTCGAAGTTCGCTGATGATGAGAGTCCGATATCCTCAAAAGAGCTTGAGCCGTTCGGGTATGAGATGCTTTATGATGGTGGTCTGTTTGCCTTCGATAAGGCGGCCCCTTTGGAAGTGTCCATATCCGTCATCGCAGGGAGCGAAGATGATATTAATCTTCGCATCCTTCTGAATTCTAAAAAGGGATCATTCCGATTCCTTCCAGGCGTCATTCCGGATATGACGACTCTTGTGGCCACTCTTCCCGATGGCGGCCGCACTGTTCTCTCCAACGGAACCATCATTAAAGGTCCGGCCATAGACACCATCCAGAACACCGGACGGCGCAAAGGCAACACGTATACTTTTGTTTTCGGCAACTATCTCGGCGCCCAGACTGCGCGCCAAGCTATTTCTAACGTTATTCAATCGGTTCTGGAGGTAATCTGATGTTAGGGATTTTCACCAGCCTCCTAAGCTCGCGGTCTTTTTCGATTGTCGATCAGAATACAAACCAGCTAGTTGCTGCGGATTTGAGGATAAGCCGGGTTAACACCCGGTTTTCTTCTGTAGGGCAGCGCCACATGCTGGAAGACGGTACGACAAAGATGGACTCCAGAACGGTCCACCCTATGGAGATCATCGTTGAGGTATTCTGCCCTTCAATTGATGTCGTCGATCAGATTAATCAACTGCTCCTGGATCGCGATACGCTGTACAAAGTCATCACTCGCGGCATGGTATTCGAACGAATGATGTGTACCAGCGAAGCGCTCAATCAGACGCCAGAAATGATATCGGCAACTCCTGCGCGACTGACATTTTCCCAGGTGCTCGTTCAGAATCCCAAACCCATCATGTTCAGGAATGCTGGAGACTCTTCCATAATCGACCGAGGGTTGGCCCTGGCCGAAGACGTTGTGGGCTCGGCCAGTGATCTGTTCGACTACGCAGTGAACGGCGTCCAGAACGCCGCAGACTTGTTCTGAGGTGCCAATTGAACTCTTTCCTCAAGGCCATTCTCAACACGCCTACTCTCACTATTCGTGATGATGTAACCAAACTTACCGTTTGGAAGAGTCTCCAAGTCAAGAAAGTGGAAATTTATTCACCGGCTTCCGTGGTGTCGAAGCCTTTGGCGACGAAAGATCAGACGGAAGCTCAGGTGTATACCGAAGCTCTGGACATTGATGTGAAGAACGGGAAGATCATTCAGCCAGTGCGGCTTCGCATTAACGCTATTTGCCCAGACCTGTCCACAGTTGAAAGTATCATGAATGCTTTCAATGATAATACCTCACTTTCGCCATCACTTCCAAGTCGATATTGTCTGATAAAATGGCCATCATGACGCTCGATGTAGATCAATCTCCGGACATGTTAAATGCGGCTGAGATCAACATGGAATTCGAGCAGGTTGAGCCTCCAGTATTGAATGAATTTGATCCGGCTTTCCCTCAAGATCGCCCAACTTATGGCGTGCAGATTCAGTCCCTTTCCGATGCAAATTTGTTAGACTTGGGAGCCACCGGCGATTCGATATCTTCGGCCGCAAAATCGCTATATAATCGCGTGACCAGTTATTTCTGAGGATGTATCATGCTTGAAATCAACCTTCCCGATGGCCGCCAAACTCGCGTACAGATCGAGGCGTGGTCGGCATTGGACGGCTGGGAACTCCAGCGCCGTTTCGTCGAGTTCGCAGTCAGCAAGGATGCCGACTTCCGCCGCGCTTTCACCATGGAAATCCTGAGCTATGCCAAAGTCATTCTCGGTAACGATGATTCCGAAATTCCGTTGACTACTGCTGCGGTTATCAACAACCACCTCGGCAACTGGAAGAACGTTGAATTCGTCTTCGATTCTGTCCTCAAGCACAACGGCATCGATCCGACAACGCACGCCGACCGCCCGGACTATTGGGAACAAGCCGGTTCGCAGATGGCAATCGCATTTCTGGCCGAGGCGTCCAAGCTCATTGGGCCAGCTATGAAAATCGCCGAAGGACTCGCCAGCAAGCCGGAGTAATTCATGTCTAGTGATTTGGATGAATTCATACTTCGGTATGAGGCCGACACGGCCAGAGCCGAACGAAATCTGGAACGTCTCCAGAATCAGATCAGGCGCGTAAACAGCGCATCGACTAGTGGCCTTCAAGATTTGCGCCACTTCGCAGACGGCGCTGCAACCGAACTCGGCCGCGTGGTTCCGCAGGTGGATGCCGTAACGAGCGCTATTCGCGGGATGAACGCCCAGCTCGCGATAGGCGCTACTGGCGTGGCCCTGGTCGCGGCCGGCGTAAAGGCGTTCATGAACACCAGGGACCAGTACAACCAGCAACGCATCCAGGCGATGGATATCGGCATCGCCCCGGCGCGACTGGAAGAGTACCAGCGGAAACTGGCCCGCCAGTCTGGAGGCACGATCAGCCGCGAGCAGGGCGCGGAAATGACAAAAATCTGGCCGACACTTTCCGGCGAGCTTATCGCGATATCGGACGGGTCGGCCCAGAGGCGCGGATTCTGCGCATGGCCGGCGTAGATGTCGGAAGTTTCCAGAAAGGCATGAGACCGCTCAACGACATCATTACTGAGCTGGCCACGAAGATGGCCAAGCTGAAACCGGACGAGATTTCGGCCTATGCTGATGCCCTCGGCGTCTCGCGAGACTACCTGAGCACCCTGGCGAAGATTGGCCCGGCCATGGGCAAAGTCACTGAAATGACATCAGAAGAGCTTCAGGCCAGGGTCAAGGGCGAGTCAAACATCCAGAAGTTCAATGATGCTTTGGCAAACCTCAACCAAACTTTCACGACTCTGGAAAACCGCGTTGGCGAAAAACTCGCGCCTGCATTCACCAAGCTGATCGAAATCATCGACAAAATTGTCCAGGCCATTCCCAACGAAGTGGAAGAATTCGCCAAGGACACGAAATCCCGCTGGGACGACGGAATCACCGGAAAGGCTACGGTGGGCGGCGATATTCTGTCCCTTCTCAGCCCTGGTGCTCTGCTAGGCCGTCTGGCTTCCTGGGGCACTCGGCGCGGCATGGAAGAGGCCGGATTAATCGACAAGTCAAAGGTCCCAGGCTCCCAAGGCCAAACCAGCGAAGACCTGGCCAAGAAACAGGAAGACCAGGACAAAGCTACGAAGTCGATGAAAGAGCTGGAGAAATTGGCCGACCAGACTACGAAGTCAACGAATGATTTTGCGGTGGCGATCAACATGTTCAGCGGAGCCGTATCATCGTTCGCCAATGCAGTTGACGAGCGTCAAGCATGGGCGGCATGGGCGGGGGAAATCGGGCGCGCAGTTGGCATGGGAAGCACCGCGCCGACTTCGCGAGCCACAGGGGTTTATCCGCACGCGATCTACGATCAGTCGAAGAGTGGCGCGGCTGGTCAAGTATTCGGCGAGCTATCGGCGCCCAGTCTCTGCGCAATCGTATGTTCTCGCCGCAGCGCAAGGCCGAGCCGATAAATGTCCCATCGTACATCAATGATATCATCAAAGATGCGTCTAAGATGTACAACGTTCCTGAGCTGGACATCAAGAAGCTCATATACACAGAAAGCCGATTCAATGCCAGAGCGACCAGCGAAGCCGGAGCCAAAGGCTCATGCAGCTGATGCCGGAAATCGCCAAGGCGTATGGAATCACCGATTTGTATGACCCACGCCAGAACATCCTCGGTGGAACGCGCCTACTGCGGGAAAACCTGGATCGGGCCAAAGGCGACATGCGATTGGCACTGACCTACTACCATGGCGGCCTCGACCCGAAGAACTGGGGACCAAGGACTCGCGCATATCCTGGTTTGGTGATGAGCGCACCAATTGAACTGATGGAGGAAGCCCAGCGCAAGCAGAAGGCTGCGGCCATGACTGTCGCCAACGAGACGTTCGCCCCGGAAGGCGGCGACATGGACATTCGTCCCTATGACGGCGGAAGGCTGGAGTCTCCGGATCAAGGGAAGAAGGAGGACGAGCGCCGCGAAGCTCGTAGGTATGACGACCGAGTGGTTCGGCCGGAGATTCGCATCATCGACCGCATGCCAGACCGTAGTGACGGCGAGATTCTCAAAATGTCTCAGCGCCAAGACGCTGACCGGGCGGACTCTGGATTCCGGAAATTCCCGAACCAGGTCCGTGGTGAGACCAAGCAGAACATCCAAGCCCAACTCACTGCCGGAGCCATCGCCCAAGTCATCGGTGTTAATCCTAACCAAATTATGCGCCGCGAAATCAGCCGTTCTGACTTGCTGTTCGGATACAACCAGGCCATCTTGGGCAAACAGCAGGAAATCAAAGCCGCTGCGACAGAGGCCAACAATGTATTCCTTTCTCCAGCCAAACTCGCCGAAGCTACTGCCAAGGTTAACGCCGCATCGCGAGAAATGGATATTCTCAGGACGTATGGGGAGAAGCTTCTGAAGAGCGCTCCAGAGCGCGGCCAGGAACTGACAATCGGTCGAATTGATATGTTGGTGAACGTCACCGGCGCGAATTCTCCAGAAGAGGCTCGCGAAATCTTCAGCAGGCAAACCGCAGAACAGCTGACCACTGCCATCCAGGACTCCCAAAACGATTCTGCAACTAAGATACTCTACTGATGAAAAAGAGAATTTTGCGAGTCACATTCAATATGCCCTATGGACCCGAAATCATCCGTGAAGACCTGGATGTTCGGGTCCGGATTATGAAGGCTGCATTGCGAATTCAAAACCGAGCCACCCTGGAAATCTTTGGACTCACGACGCAATTGCGCGAGTCTCTTCTGTCGCAGTTCACAGCGTGGAAGCACCGGCAGCGTCAAGTAGGCATGGAAGACGAACTGATGATCAGAGTATCGGTTGAGGCCGGCTATTCCGATCAGGGCCGAGAACAAGTTTCCAGAGTATTTGTCGGCGAAGTGGCCATTGTTGATATCATTTCGCCGCCACCGGATATTGGAATTCGCATCCAGTGCTACACAAGGCAAATCGATAGGACGAAGACAATTCGAAATATGCCGCCAGCCAACACGACGTTGTGAAGTTCGTCGAATGGGGCGCAAATGAAATGGGGTTGAACTTCATCTGCGATACCAGCTACAATGATCAAGTTTTGAAGAATCCGGGCCGTTCGATCACTGTCGCGTCGGCAATCCTGGCGTCAATTCAGGATATGTACATGCCGGATGTGGCCGCGTTCGTCGATGATGACATTTTGATCGTGAAGGATCGGGATAAAGTCATTCGTCCGGATGAAGTCGCCAACATTAACTCATTCGTCGGCATCCCTTCATGGTCGGAATGGGGCGTGGAATTTCAATGCCTGTTTGAACCGTCGATTCGCGTGGCTGGCGGTGTCGCGGTCGAATCTCTCATGAATCCAAGCGTCAACGGCAACTATGTAATCACCGCTCTAGAGTATGATTTGGCCAGTCGGGATCGGCCTTTCTATATCAAAGTCATGGGGAGCCCAGCAGCGTAATGGCCAGGGAAATCAAATCGTTCAATATGTTCGGCGTGCACTACAACTCGCGGCAGTTCTCTGCGGTCGATGGACTCAGGATGATGTCGGGAATCCATGATGTTCCGCCGGAAGAATTGCTCAAAGGGACCGACGTGCTGGCCCATACAGAGGAACAACCGGAAGGCGTCTGGCTTCCCTTGACCGCTGCGAACATAAATCTTTATGTCATTGACCGGGCGAACGTAATAGCTCCCGTACAAGTGCTTGCGCTTTTGTCTGAACTGGTCATAGATTGGAACTTTGGCTTCCTCAAAGATTGGACAGGGGTCAAAATTCCAGCCAGATTTGTCGAAGATATCAAAAGTGTGAAGACAGCCCATTCGCCTTCTGTGGTCGCAAGTTTGGTGGCGAATGGGTCAGCTTCTATGCGCGAGCTGGAAGAGTATTATTCGACTCAAGATGCCTTTAAGATGATTGACATCATGACGGCGAAGAGCGTGAATGAGGCTCTAGCGTCCGAAGCATCACAGAACAGAATCAAAAAGGGATAATTCCTAAGCGAGCCTGGGAAGGCTATACTAGACCGGCTAAATCAGAGGCTTTCCCATGTCCAATATTCCTTTAACATCAGCAAAATCTACCGACAGAACGCGACTGATCGCCGCTCTTGACGCTCGGTCGCGGCGGGACGCGCTCGACTTTGAAGTCATGATTCCCGCCCAGGTTGTTCAATATGATCGGGCCGAAAATATCGCCACAATCCAACCTCTCATCACCTGGGTTGATACTGAACACAATGCCGTCCAGCGACATCAGCTGGTTGACATTCCGGTGATTTCCATGGGCGCTGGCGGCTTCCACATAAGTTTCCCGATCCAGCAGGGGGATATCGGCTGGATTTACGCGGCCGACCGCGACACTTCCCAGTTCTTAGAGTCGCTATCGATGTCGAAGCCGAACACCGGCCGCATCCACAAATTTGAACATGGAATGTTCATCCCGGATGTATTCCGCCGATACACCATCAATTCTGAAGACTCGGCCGCGATGGTCATCCAATCGACTAGTGGAGCGACCCGGATTTCCATTCGCGGCGACAACATCAAGATCACTGCGCCGTCGAATGTCACAGTAGATACTCCGCAGGCGAATTTCACTGGAAGTGTGACTATCGCCAACACCCTGGTTGTAAACGGCGTCAACGTGAACAACCACGGCCACCTCGAAAACAACCCGCCTGATGCCAGGACGAAAGGCGGCATGATTGCTTAAGGAGAATTTCATGGCTAATTTTGATTTTCTGATTTAACAGCGGGGGGGTTGTAATGGCTAATTATGACTACATAGTAGATACTGGAGTCATAGTCGCCGATACTGCTGACGTTTTGAAAGACGTTGAAGCGGAATTCAGAGCGGCCCTCGGCGCCAATATCAACCTGGCGGCTTCAACACCCCAGGGAACTCTGGTCGCGGCTGAGACCATTGCGCGTTCTAGCGTGATGAGGAATGAAGCTCGCATTGCCAACACCATCAACCCAAACGTTTCCTTCGGGACGTTCCTGGACGCCATCTGTGCGCTGATGGGAATCGAGCGCGGCTCTGATCTTTCGACGTTCGGCTATGGCGTCCAAGTGACCGGCCGCAGCCAGACCCGAATTTCCACCGGGTCGCGTGTGCAGACTCCGGCCGGAGCGATTTTCACGGTCATGAGTGACGTTCTGATTCCGGCAACCGGAGTCGCCACCATCGACGTAAAATCGCAGGAATATGGAAACATCCCTCTTCCCGTAGGAAATCTGATCATCATCGATGGAACCATCGGTTGGGCCGGAGCGAAAGTAATCGCTTCAACTCGCGTCGATCCTGGCAGCCGCCAAATGACCGATGCAGAATTGAAGAATGCTCGCGTCAATCGTTTGGCGATCCAAGGTCGCAACTCGACTTTGGCCATTAAAGCGTATGTCAGCGCCGTACCCAATGTTACCTCGGTCAACGTTATCGAAAACAATACCGGCACGGTTCAAGTTGTCAACGGCGTATCATTCACCCTTCCGTATGCGGTCTGGGTCTGCGTCGCCGGAAATCCGGATAAACAGGCTGTCGCAGATGCTCTGTGGGCAGCCCACAACGGCGGGACTCCCTGGGACTATGGCGCGGCCAATAATGGCGTCCCGGTGGATGGGCCTACTGGCGTTCCTGTTCGCGATCCGGCATCCGGTCGAAAGTATGTCGTGAAGTGGACTACTCCGATCATGTATGACGGATATGTAAACGTCACCGTTCAGCAGGGCTCTTCCTCGGTCGCTCCGGAAGCAATCCAAAACGCAGTTGTAAATTACGCCCAGGGGAAAGTGGAGGGCGAAGAAGGATTGGTCGTCGGCGCGAGTCTGTCTGCATTTGAAGTGGCTGGGGCTATCGCTCGCGAGATTCCCGGTATCTACATCAAACTATGCCAGGTGGCTTGCGTCGCGGCTGGATCGCCGGCCCCGGCTCCCGGCGACTTCTCGCCAGAATACGTCATGAGCGCATTCGGTCAGGCTACCATTTCGGTAGGTAACGTTAGGGTGACTTTCGTATGACTTTGCCTGCGTACAATTCCGATATTCAACAGGCGCTGAAGTGGCTCCAAAACCAGGCTCCTGGGATCACCGGCTTGGTTCAGCGAAAAGCTCAATGGTATGATCGTTTCAGCCGTCAATTTTGGGTGAACTGGGAGCGCGACGTTTTCAATTTGAAGACTGCCAACCCGTTCGGCCTTATGGTGTGGTGCATCATCCTCGGCACGCCTTCGAAAGGCTTCGGCCTGTATCCAAAAAACAGCTCTTGGGCGTTCGGTCGGCTGCGCCAGAACTTCGTTTATAGCGGGAATCAGGTTCCGCCGCCTGCAGACGCATCGCCGGGCGGCAACTTCTACGGTGGCGGCAATGCCGAAATCCTCAACTTGGACGAAATCAGGAAAGTGCTTCAGCTAAGATATGTAGCGCTGATTTCGAACGGCTCGATTGCATATATCAATCGCATGCTTCGCTACATATTCAACGATGATGAGCCGTGGGACGAGGCGGCCGGGTTGTACTTCTATCTCATGGACTCAACCGGCGAGAATGGACCTGTGGAGAACTTGGCCATATATCGGAAAGATTGGGAAGGAATGGTGTTATTGTCCAGTTCGCCCAGAACGAACCACGTACTGACATCGACCCCTGCCAGCGACGCCGATTGGCCGGGTGTCGATCCGGCCGCGAGCGGTATTCCGGTAACGGTCGAAACGGCGTCCGCTACGGCCCCGGACGGCTCCGCTACGGTGTGCAAGCTTACTAAGCCGGCCGGGAGTACCGCCTACGTCTCCGCGCCGATAGATGGGCCGCTGGGGTCCGGTAGCACTGTAACGTTTTCGTTCTTCGCGAAAGCCGGATCCACCCGTTTCATTGCAGTCCAATCGGCTGCCGATTTCCCCAGTCGCGCCGATGCCGTTTTCGACCTGGACTCCGGGAACGTGATCAGCGATCAGATGTTGGACAGCAGCGTGGTAAGCGCCAGAATGATTCGTTTGGAAAATGGCTGGTGGCGTTGCGTTCTCACGACCAAGACCGTCAGCTCTTCGTTCCGCGCTGCTTACGTCGCGCCGGCAGAAACCAACTTCAGCTGGATTGATTCTAATTCAAGTATGGCGATTGACGTGCTTATCTGGGGCGCTCAGATCGAACTGGGTGATACTCCAACCGGATACTTGGAGACTACCGGGGCGCCCGTAACCATCACCGATTATGTCTTGCAGAATGCCCAGACCGGAACGGTCGATTTCACCCAGCCCCTTCCGATTGGAGTAGAAGCGTATTGGACTGGCGACTGGAAAGGCGGGTCTGCGACCGAGCCGGCCAGATTCGCGGTAGGGGATGGGACTCAAGATACATTCAATCTGTCCAGTCCTGCATACATCGGCCTACCCACTAGTGGGGCATTCAAGTTAGAATACAGAGTTGGTCCGGCGCTTAATTTGTCGCCGCAATTGATCAACCTCATGAATGACCGGGCGGTCGGTATCATGCCGACTTGCGCCGGTTGCGATGTAAAAGTCATTCAGGAGTAATGACGTGATCACACCCGAACTGATACCCAGTCCGTTTGCTGCGCAGGGCGACAAAGACCCGATCCCGCAGACCTCTTCCACTGGCTTTGCCAACCTTCGCGATGGCTACACGCCGGACTACGAAATCAGTCTGGCGTCGAACAACCCGCAGGCCAAAGCGGTCGAGCGGAAAATTCAAAACCAACTCTTCTTCATCGCGACCCAGAACGCACAGGCGTGGCAGCGGCAAATGGCCCCGCCGTGGTTTCAGGGCATGCCGGGCGGCTACGAACAGAATGCAGAAGTCGTGCGCGTCGGAAATGACGGCATAATGCGGCGCTATCGTTCCATGGTGAATGCCAATGCGAGCGACCCTCTTAGCAGCACGACTTGGGAAGAACAACCCGCCTGGTCGGTGATGCGCTCCAGCATCCCGATGCCGGCTGGAGGCCCAGGCCTATCTTCTGGCGGAGAAGTCATCACGACCGGCCGCAACTTCAACGATTTGTTGAATGGGACGTGGGAGTTCTTCTCTGATTCAGTAGTCGTCGCTTCTCAAAACGCCCCCGTATATCCGGCGTCCGCTGGTGCCGCTGCTGGCATGTTGGAGGCGAAATCTTGGATATCCGGGTCCAATACGTTCTGCGTTCAACGCTACACTGACCGCGTCGGGAACGTCGCTGTGCGCGGGCTTAATGCCGGGGCATGGACCAACTGGATGTATGCGGTAAACGTCATGGCCCTTCAACAAGGTCGGGTCACCTATGGAGTCGCGGCCGGATCGGCGAACGCTTACACGTTGACGCTAGTTCCGCAGCTCCAAGGTGGTTTGGTAGATGGCATGATCCTTCGGGTCAAGTTCAACACCATGAACACCGGCGCTACTACCATCAACGTCTCCGGACTCGGCGCCAAAGCCATCGTCGGCGCGGCCAACTTCCCTCTCACCGGCGGCGAACTTGGCCAAGGACTCATCGCTGAGCTTGTATTCGACGCAGCAGGCGACCGCTGGAGAATCCTCGCAGGCGCGCCACGCATCCAAGTTGGCAACGCCGATCAAGATTACCAGGCCCCCAGCTGGAAACAGGTGAAGGATTACGTCGCGTCCCAAAAGCTGACTGAAGTGGACTGGGCTGACGTCGTCAACAAGCCGAACGTCGCTATCCAAGACACCACGCCGTGGTTCGCCAATCTGGAGCTGTCCGATGCTCGGCCTTTCATCGATTTCCACTTCAACAGCAATCGCGCCAAAGATTTTGACTATCGGCTGATATCTGAAGCAGACGGATCGCTGGCTTTCTATTCGCGGCAGGGGTCTGCTGGGCCTACCCAGGACATCCTGTTCAACCGAAATTCCGTGACTTTCTTCCAGCCGCGACTCGATGTGGCGAAAAACCTCGCGTACATCGCGAACTCTGGCCCCCTTTGGCAGAACACCACCGCCGATCAGCCCGGTTGGAAATTCACCTTTGCACAAGGCGTGGACGCGAACAACAACGCGGTGATCGCAGTCAATACCACCAATCCGGACGGTTCCTATCGTTCACAGGTCATGCGATGGGACTGGGCGTCCACGAACGTCATATTCAACAACCGTCCGCTCTTCGCCGGTCAATACACCCCTTGGGATTCTGGGAACTTCGATCCTTCCACCAAGTTGACGGTGAATGCCACGAACCAAATCGCCGGCCCAACCGGGATTCGGAATACCAACGGCAACACCGGCAACATGAACACCTGGGGTTCCGGCTCCACGACGGCATCCTATGGCAATGCTGCCATTCAAATCTTCGGAAAAGGGGGCGGTGAGCCTGCCGCGATCTATTTCGACAACTCCCAGACCGGATGGTATCTGGGTATGGACAAGGATGGACAGCTCAAGCGGGCCGGCTGGTCACTCGGCAACAACTCTTATGTCATCACCGATGAATTGAACATCAGAAACCACATCAACGGTATGGCAGCAAGGCCGGTTTGGGGCGGAAATGAATTCTGGGGGCCGTGGAACTTCAATCCTAACACCAAGCTGACCATCAAAGCCGGCACCCAGGAGACTAGCAGCACTGCGATATACAGCGGAACTATGCCGTTCGCCCCAATCGCATCGCTGTCCGATTATTCTCAGGCCCCTTTGACGATTTACAACGCGCCCACTGGTCCGTCTGCAAAGCCGGCCGTCATCGCGTTTATTCGCCCTGGGAACTGGGGCGCGTTCTTCGGCCTCGACACCGACAACAAGCTGAAATGGGGCGGCGGATCGCTCGGCAATAGCTCCAGGGAAATCGCCGATTCCAGCAACATCATGAATCTTTGGGCTGCCAACCCGACCGCGCCGACTTGGAACGGCCAAACGGTTTGGCGATCCGGAAACTTCGATCCGGCGACTAAAGTGGATCTGAACGCGCCAAACGCCACCAACGGCAACATGATTTTCAACCGCATCGCCGGAACAGGCAGCGGTATTGCTTCGTCCGGCCGCGTCGGCGCAATCAGCCTCCAGAACGGCGCAACGGCAGGCGCGGCCGCAGCCGTAACATTCGAGCGGGGCGGAGGTTTCTTTGTCAACTTCGGCCTGGATACCGACAACGTTCTCAAAGTGGGTGGCGGAAACCTGGGGGCAAATGCCTATCCGGTCATCCACGCCGGGAACTACAATAACTACATCAACCAGGCGCTGGTTCAGGTGGGTCTTGGCGGAGTCGGTTCCTATGGCATCTTTGCGGTTCTGGACAATGCCGCTCCAACCGCGACCGTTCAACCGGGAGTGGTTGTGGACGGTTCCATTCTCATCTACTCGTCTTGCGCCGCAAACTACAATAGCGGTCAAAGGCCTGCCGGAACTTGGCGCTGCATGGGATATGTAGTCAACCGGGATGCCAACACTCCTGACTCCGCGACCCTTTTCCAGCGAGTGACGTAAAATGAAATGGACGCGGATCAGAAACCCTCGTTGCTGGATGAAACAAACATCCACGCCATGGTGACTTTCGATGAGATCGGGGAAGTTCCTTTCACCGCCAATCCGCACGACGTGGAGGCCCACGGAAGGGCCATCCACGCTGCGATCCTATCCGGGGCGCACGGACCTATCGCCCCGGTCGATGCGAAGCGGGAGCAGGCCTTGCAGGACGCTATACGGGCCAGGGAAAAGCGGGCTATCCTTCGTGATACCCGCTGGCCCATAGATCGTCACGACGAGCAGAGGCGGCTGGGTATCGAAACCACGGACGGACCTGGGTTGATAGCAGCCCTTGTTCACTGGAGGCAGCAGATTCGCGATTGGAATAGCGGGGATCGGCCGCGACTTCCCATGGCTTTGAAAACAATGTTCAAAAATCAGGAGTACTGATGAAAATAACGAAGGATATTTTGATCACAGGAACCGGATGCACCACGGATCGGGCGATCAAGTGGCTGGATGACGTCCAGGCGGCCATGGATAAATTCCACATCGAGTCGCCGCGAGCCATTGCGGCCTACCTCGCCAACATCGGCGTCGAGTCCGGTGGCCTGGTAAGTCTGGTGGAGAATCTCAACTACAGCGCTCAAGGATTGGCCAACACCTGGCCTCGCCGGTACGCAGTAGACCCGCGAGTCCGCCCGTATGTCCCGAACGCTCTGGCGAACCGCCTGGCCCGTAACCCGGTCGCCATCGCCAACAACGTGTACGCGGATCGCATGGGTAATGGATGCGAGCAGGATGGCGATGGTTGGAAGTATCGCGGGCGCGGCTTGATCCAGCTGACCGGGAAGTCGAACTATTCCCTGTTCGCCGAAGACTCCGGCATGGACGTTCTGGAGAAACCGGAGCTTCTGGAAACTCCGGCCGGCGCGTCGATGTCTTCTGCCTGGTTCTTCTGGCGCAATCGCTGTATCCCCATGGCGGAGTCCAACAACTTCTCCCTGGTCGTGAAAACCATCAACGGCGCCGCGCCTAACGATGCGAACCACGGCCAGCTCCGGATCAACCGCTATATGAAGACCATCGCCGCGATCAATCAAGGCTCCTGATATTCCACCCAAAGAAAAGGCCGCTTATTCAGCGGCCTTTTTGCTTTCCGGCTTTGCCTCTTCAACCATCTTGACCTCAACCGGCGCGGCGGACTCCTCCTGAGTGATCGAGTCCACATAGTTCCCTAGTGAACTCAGAACGCCGATTAACAGCGCTCTTACCACCTTGTCCTTGACTGTCTCGCCTATGATCTTGGTCAGAACGGATATTAACTCTTCCCGGAGTCTGGGGCTGATTCTTGGCCGAAAGCGCTTGCGATGCTCTTTGCGTTTCATGTTTAGTCCTCTGTCTGCGGTCTTCTCCTCACCCCGATAATTGCTTGGGGATGCTTTGTGTTAATCGGAAGGGTCGGGCGCTATTATAACCCGTCGAAAATGCTAGCGCTTAACTGTTTAACGATACGCACCGCGATATTAAATCGCCTTCTTTCTGGCCGAGGAACTCTGGCGGCCGGGTCCGGTCTAAGGCCTAATTTGTCGACATTAAAACGAGAAAACCCGGATCGCCTGTAGGGTAAGGCGTCCGGGTTTATTTCGATCTAGTGTCCGCTAGAATCAGTGGCTTCCGCCCCATCCGTCCAGCCAGCAATCGAAGACGGCGTGTCTCGGCTTGTCCTTGGCGCCATGGGAGAAGTGCTTGAATCGGATGACCTGGCCCTTGAGGTATTCCCTGTCATTCCAGCGGCGCTGTTTCTCGTCGTGGGTCAGGCTGGAGGCCGACACGTTGAAGGTGACTCCAGGCCACAGACGTTCGTTGCGGCAGACGAACGCACCGACCATTCCGGACGGCGACAGGTTTTCTGCGTGGCTGGAGCGGGCCGTGTGGCCAAGTTCATTGATGAAAGCTTCATTGTTGTTGTGCATCAACTCTTCCACGTCGATGATCTCAGCTTCATCGTAGTCGTATCGCTTGACTTTCACACAGTGCCCTTCCTTGGCAGTCGAGCGACCGAACTTGTACAGTCCATCAGCGCGCTTGCCCATGGAACCTTCGAATCCCAGCATTGTGTGGCGGCGCTCGACTTCGCTGAACTGTTCGATGGAAGTCACCAGTTCCTGCTCGACCAGGTGAATCCTCTCATAGCCGAGGCAGTGACGAAGGAAGTTCACGCGCTCGGCCGCCCTGGCTAGGCGATCTTCGGTCGGTGCGCGAGGATCGGTGAAATCATCGAACACATGGAAAGACCAGTCCGGCTCACCGCTGTGGCGGCGAAGATCGCCGGACGACTTCTGGAAAACTTTCGGGTCGCTGATGTCGCCGCAGACCAGCTCGCCGTCCAGGCGTTGAACAGTTTATCGCTGAGGTATTCGTAGATCGATTGATTGTTCTGCCGCTTGAGTTGACGAGTCAGCGCCTCGCCTTCGAGTACGAAGCAGCGAAATCCATCGATCTTCGGCGAGAAATACATCGGCAGTTGGCCTTCCAGCAGCTTCGGGTCAAAATTCGATGCGAGCATGGGTTTCATACAGTTCTCCAGAAAAGAAGCCCGGCGAACCGGGCTAAATGGCGGTAAGCCGGCTCAGATGGTTTCGTTGGCGTGGTTCAGTTCGGCCATGATCGACGCATAGCGCTCGTCCGACTCCTTGATGAACACGCCGTCGTACATGACGCCTTTGCGATCCTTGATGGTGTCGTAGGCAGCCTGGTAGCAGTCGAGCATGGTCGTCTCATACTCTTCAGCCGCATCGAACAGAGAAGCGACGGCCAGAACCAAGCTCTTGACGGCCAACCCCTGATTTCCGCGTGCCAGCGCGCCGGCCAAATTGCCGAGTTGCTTCAAATCTTCGCCGTAGGATGGCTGGCCTTCGCCGGATTCGATGAAGGCCGACAGATGATCAAACAGATTTTCGCCGAGCTGCGCGGCAATGATCGTGGCAACTACCATCACGTCGCCAATTCCGTCTTTCACTTCGGCATCGTTGTGCTGGATGTAGGCTTCGCACACTTCAGCGAACTCCTCGACCAGCTTCAGGAATTGATCTTTGGCCGAAGAGCCATTGATGAGGTTGCGGTCGGACCCCCATTTAACCACCAGATCGTGGAGTTCGCGGCTCATGGTCCGTTCGATGATGATTTGTTCGACGATCATTCTTTCGATTCCTTCTGTATTTGGGATTTACTGCATTGATGATGGACGCCGTGCTCTGGCGCGATCCATCCTTGGTGGTGCCGAAGTAGAAGGCCATTACCGACTTCAGCTCGGCGAACCAATAGCCGATGATGGTGCCGATGGCGACCGAGGATGTCGGGTCCATCAGAGCCTCGCGGCCGAATGTGAAGATTGCGATGATGATGAGAATGGAGCCTGTCAGAAGAGCGAATGTGATCGCCGGGCGAACGAAATCGTTCTGCTGCGCCGCAAGCCTCCTCGCAGAATCCCTGTCGGCCGCCTCTGCGGCGAACTGGCTGAGTTCGGCTTGTAGCTGGTTCTGCTCAGACTGAAGACGGTTTTGTTCGGCCTGGATGGCCAGCTCCTGGAGTCGAACGCGCTCGGCGCTCTGGAGTTCTGCGAGGCGCGCTAGAGCCTCCGGATTCGCATCTAGAGCGCTCGCGACCGAGGCTGGGTCGGCCTTCGACCCTAGCGCCGTCGCGACGATAGCGCCAACGGCGGCGCCTGCAGGCCCACCCAGGAGCGACCCCAGGGCCGGGGCAGCCGCGCCGATCTTACTACCTATGTCCTTCCAGTCCATGTTTCGATTCCTCAAAAGAAAGGCGCCATTACAGCGCCTTTCTCTGGCCGTTGACGTTAGAACTCTTCGGCTTCGGTCGCATCGCCGACGCCACCGGCGTCACTGCGAGGCTGTTCCTGCTTGCTGTAGTCCACCTTCACCTCGCCGCCGACGAACGACTTGTACAGGTCGGCCGCAGCCTTGAAGTGATCCGGGTTCTTCACCAGGCCTTCCAGCTCGAACTGGACGCCGGACCAGCTGCCCTTGTCGTTCGACATGCCTACGGTGGTCATACGGACCAGGTTGGCGAAAGTCGGCGGGGTGCGCAGGCCCTGCGGGGTCTGAACCTTTTTCTGGGACAGCGCGGTCATGAGCTTCTTCGAGGCCTTGATCTGCGAAGACGACAGGGAGATCAGAGCCTGGCCGAAATCGCCGGTGTCCGGATCGATGACGATGACGTAATGACCACGGGTGTCGGCGAAGTAGTCAGACTTCTTGTCGCTGACCGAACCGTCTTCGTTCGGCGCGTACAGGCGTCCTTCGACTTCCTTCACCTTGGTCGGGTCTTTCATCATTTCCTTGAAGTCTTCGACGCTGATGGCACCCTTGAAACCGCCCTCGGCCTCGCGACCGGCCCAGCGGATGAACTCGCGGCGGTACGCGGCCGGAATGATCAGCAGGCCGGTCTTGCCGTCGTAAACCTTGCCGGTGACGGTGTTCAGGAACATGCCGGCCTTCGCACCTTCGATGTACTTCGGGTCATCTTCATCGACCTGGGGAGACATCTTCTGCAAAACCTGGATGAAGGGGATGGCATAGGACTCGGCATCGGCGCCTTCGAAGCCTGCGCCGTCATACGATCCCAAATCCATAAAGTCGGGAACTTCGGTAGTCGCGACGGCGCCGCCACCGGTGGCAACTGCTACGGCCTTGGTTTCTTCGGTTGCTTCGGAAGTTTCGGTTTTCTTACCAGCCATGTTAGGCTCCTTGTTTGTCGAATTTCAGTTATCGCTAACTGTGGGTTTATAATAACGGAAGTTGCAACTAAGTAAAGCAAATTACATATCAAGATTTGCTCTTTTTCACCTCGGTTTCGTGATCTTGGCCTCTTTGTATTCGTGTACGCCGATGAAATCTGGCAGCTCTTCGCCCTTCTCCAGGTACTCGCGACCGAACGCCTGGAGGGTCTGGTAATGGACATCGCGGTTGATGGTGGCGTCATAGCCGGCTTCGATGATGGCCTCGGCCGCCTTCTTCGCATCTTCCATTTCGCCGCGACCGAATTCGGCCAGAACCTTGGTCTTGATGATGCCGTCGTTGTCGGTGTCTTCCAGCCACTTCCAGAACTTCGATTTGTTCTCTTCCTTGACGGAAATGATGCCTTCGGCTCTACTTTTACCGTGCGACCGTCCGCCAGAGTAGTGGTCTTCTGACCAAGCTCCTCCAACAGCTCCGGAATGGTGTTACGCTTGAGGGTCTTCAGCTCCTCTTCCTTTTCGGCCAGCGCCTTTTGAAGATCGAGGATTTCGCCGTCCAGCTGCGAAGCCTTGTCCACCAAGTTCAGCAGTCGATGGCCGATGTCGGTGCTTCAACCGCCATTTCATCCATGACGCCAAAATAGTCGATTTCGCCCGGCGCGTTCTCTTTCAAGTATTCCGGGATTTCAAGCTCTTGCTCTTTCATGTCCGCCTCCAACTTAGTGATGTTCCCTTACTTGAACCAAGTATTGAGTAGATATTATGCCGCATCTTCCTTGATACGGCTACTGATTTACATATTAAATTTCGTCGCGAGTGCTAACGTCAGCCTCAAACACGCCATCAACGACATAACTTGCCAGGTTGCGTTTCCACTCCAAGCTGACCTGGATTTTCTCGTCGATGGAATCCAGACAGATCAGGTCGAAGTACAAAACCGAGTTGACGGTGCCGATTCGGTGATTTCGGTCTTCGGACTGCATCCGCAACTCGTTGTCTTCGTCGGTCGTGTAGTAAATGGCCACGTCTGCGGCGGTGAGCGTGATCCCGATCCCTGCTGCGGCCGGGTTGCCCAGGAACACCTGGACGCGCTTGGCCTGGAAATTGTCGATCAATTTTTCCCGCTCGGCCTCTTTGGTCTCGCCGTAGTATGTGCCAAACGAAATTCCTTGGGCCTCCAGATACGCCTTGATCTGGTCGATTTCCTGAATGCGCATGGCCCAGATGATGATGGAGCGCTCCGGGTCTTCCTCCAGCAGACCCTCCAGAAGATCAGTAAACACGGCGAATCGCGGGTTGTCTTCGGGCGGCAGGATCACCGGTTCCCCATAGACGTTGATATAGCCGGACGCCACTTGCTTGAGCTTCGAACGAGCAGCCGCAGCATCGAACGATACATCCAGCATGAAATCTTCGTTCTGGAGAACGAAGTGGTAGTCTTCCTCAACGCGCTGGTAAACCTTTCGTTGCTCCGGCGACATTTCGAAGTATCTGCGCTTGTACACCTTGTCCGGCAGGAATGGGAGCGCTTCCTTCTTCGTGACCCGGAAGCTGTGCGGCTCGATCAGGGATCGCAGCTTGTCCAGGTTCCGGAATACCGGGCGCCATAATCGTCTTTTTCGACGAGCTGGGGCGGCATGGTACTCTTACCGTCCAATTTTCGCATGATGGCTACCATTCGCGGATCGTCACTGGGAACCAGAACGGAAAATTCAGCCACGAACGCCCGATAGGATTTCGTCCCCAGAATACCATCACGCAGGAATTGAAACTGCATGAACAAATCGGTCGGCGCTCGCGTCAGAGGCGTGCCAGAAAGGATGCGCCGTGCCACGGCCTTCTCGCCCAACTTAACAATCTTTTTCGCGCGTTTGGCTTGTGGGTTTTTGATCCTCGTGGATTCGTCCACAATTGCGCAGACTTTGACGTCTTGAGGAATCGCTCCACTTCGTCATAGCCAGCCTGATGGTTGATGGCATCGACGTTTATGGCAAAAACCCGAAGAACTTTTTCATCTGCGAACGTCTCGGCATACAGACGATCCAAGCGCGCCCTGGCCTTTTTGGAAGTCGGTCGGCCGCGCCAATCCACGCTCAGGGTCTTGATGGCGACGTGCGTCGGAATTTCTCGAAGAATCCAGTTGGTATGGACACCCTTTGGGGCGACGATGAGCAATGCGTCCACCCGGCCCTGTAGGAAGAGGCGAACGGCATCGGCCAAAGTCGTCCAAGTCTTCCCGGTGCCCTGCTCCATCAGGTATGCGAAATTCCGTTTGTTCAGGGACGCGGCCAGGGCATTGAACTGGTGCTGCATGGCCTCGGTCTTCATGCCCTTGACGGGATATGTTTTGGCTTTCATTTGTTCTCCAGATCAGCGAGGAACTGGACGATGTTGTCCAGTCCTTCCGCATAACTCGCGACTTCCACCAGGTCGCGGCTGTTAAGATCGAACAGATCGAGCATGGGATTCAGGAGCAGCCAATCGGTTCCGATCTTTGCCAGGACGAAGCCTCGGCCGCCCCAGCCGATCCGCTCCCGGAGGAAAGGGATTTGCCCAGGCTCGAAACACCGCGCCATTGGGCAGGTCGAGGTGCGTTTCGGCCATGCTTCCAGAGCCTTGAACTCAACCCAAAACTGGACGCCGCGACGGTTCATACAGATCGAATCGGACATGCCGGACCGGCGCGTCTCCAGAAAATCGATCAGGATTCGACCGAGCGAGCGCTGCTTAAACGCATTCGCAGCTTTCGTTTCGCGATCATTCATCGCCATTCCCCTCTTCGGAATTTTTCTCTGCTTGCGCTGCCAACTTTGCTTTTTCGCGTTCGGTCAAAATCCTCTTGACGGCCTTCACGATGAACATATCGATTCCGCTGAGCTTCCATCCTTTGATCAGGAACCAAGAACCGGTCGGCGTCCCTTCAGCAATCTGCTTTCCGTATTGCAGATATTTCTCAGGCCGAATTCTGAAACGTATCGGTTGATCAACAGAATCGTCCACGCACATGATGTCGAGGAACTGCGACTGGCCTTTGTACACCGGGTTTTTCCCTTGGTCGGCCCTCTTCTTCTGGCGAATCGGTTCATTCTCATCAGACAAAACTTTCTTCACCATCTTGGCGATGACCAGGCCATCGTCGCCATCGCGGATGTCACGAATGTTCTGAATGGGGTTTCCGGAAGTTACTCCAACCAGCTCCGGATTGTCATAAGCGTGACCCCAGAGCGTATGAGCTTCGTTCAAGTCTGCGAACTGAACTTCAGAGTTTGACAAACTCGCGGCGACTTTCTCCCAATCCTGAAGGGTCTTCAGGTGGGGACCGGCCAGCTCTTTATATTGAGCCTTCAACTCCTTCAGATCGGCTTTCAACTCCTTCAGGTCGGCCTTCAACAACTTCTCCAGTTCTTTGTCTTGGCTGATTTTCGCCGAGAGAATCTGGGCTTCCAGCGCTGCTACATCATCAGACTTATCCTCCACATCTTGCGCCGATATCGGACAATTGGCCAGGGCGATCCTCGCGGCCTTGACGTCCTCGCGAAGACGCAGGAACCTCTCAGCCTTAGCCGGGCCGAAGCCTTTGGCGTTCATGATGCCGCCGATCAAGCGTCCGTCCGCCACCACCCAGTTGAGTTCGGAATGCTCCGGGTCCAGGGCCGTATATTCTACGCCTTCCTTGGCCAATTCGCGAAGGATAGACACAGTTTGCTGGTCGTCCTTCGCCGCCCGAAGGCACGCGGCCGCGTACTCCAACCGATGGTATCGCTTCATGTAGCAGGTCCAGTACGTCACCACGGCATAGCTGACCGAGTGCGAGCGGTTGAAGCCCCAGGCGCCGAACGTTACCATTTCCTGCCAAACACGGTGAGCATCGTCCGGGGCGACGCCTATGGTCTTGGCGCCCTCGATGAACAATTCCCGGCGCTTGTTGAAAAATTCTTCGCCCTTTCGCGCAGACATGGCTTTCCGAATCGCCGACGTTTGTTCCCAGTCGAACTGCCCAATGTCCTTCACAATGGACATGATCTGTTCTTGGTACAGGAAAACTCCATATGTTCCAGACAGATACTGCTCGACCTGCGGGATGGTATAGGTCACAGGCTCGCGACCGGCCACGCGCTCGATGTATTTGGTGGCCATGCCCGAAGACAACGGGCCTGGACGGGCGAGCGCCGTTATGTGGTCGATGTTTTCGAACGCGGTGATATTGATCGCATTGGCGACCGAGCGGACGGCCTGGCCTTCGAACTGGAAGATTCCGGACATCTTGTCTTCGTTGAGAATGTCCAGAACCGCCTTGTCGTTCAACGGCAAGTCGTACAGCTCTTGCGCCGTCACGCAATTAGCATCTTGGATGACGCCCAGAGTTCGAAGCCCGAGCGCATCGATCTTGAGAAGATTCAGATATTCTGAATCGGGCTTGTCGAGCTGCGCGACACCTTCAGAAGTTACCGTGCAGAAGTCGATCACTTCATCGTTGCAGACCAGGATGCCTGCCGCGTGGACGCCGGAGTGGGATGGGTGGATTTCGAGGTCGCCCATGCAGGCGGACGCAATCTCATACTTTTCACGGAAGTCGCGGCCGGGCTGAGTTTTTCGAAAGTATCCTCCAATCCTTTTCCATATCGTTCGTCCGCCGATGTATATTCGATGATCGAGTTTTTGATGTTGTCGGTGTCGTGGAATGGAATGCCGAAGCGTTTTCCGACGTGAGCGATAACCGACGCGGCCTTGAGTGTGTTGATGTTCCCAAGCTTTACCACGTTCCAAGTGCCGTATTTCTGCTGGAGATATTCGAACACTAAATAGCGATGGGTATCGGCAAAGTCGATATCTATATCGGGAAGATCGGAACGGGAAATGTCGATAAAGCGCTGGAAGAGAAGGCGATGCGGGAGCGGGTCAACCTCGGTAATGCCCAGGAGGTAGCAGACCAAAGAGCCGGCTGAAGAGCCGCGAGCCGGGCCGACCAGCATATGCTTCTTGGCGAACGCGACCAGATCTGCCACGACAAGGAAGTAGCTGTCGAAATCTTTCAGCTGAATCTGCTTGATCTCTTCTTGGAATCGATCCTCATACTCCTGGGTCCATTCCTTGATGTGGCCGCGACTGAGACGGTAGGCTTGCCCCTCGCGAGCCAGCGCGACGATATCCCCATCCAGGTGGATCATAGGCGCCTTCGCCAGTTTCACATCCGCCAACTGCTCAACTACCGCACGAGTATTGGTGATGGCGGAATCGAACTCTTCGCGAGTCATGATATGGCGTAAACGGCTCCACAACTCCTCTTCAGTGGCGATGTGGCGAAGGCCGACCGACTCCCGCACCTTCCAGGCCGACGCGAAATCAGCATGGTCGATGGACGGCATGTCGTTGTAAGAGGTAATCACCACCGGCTTTCCGAATGCTCTGGACGTCTCCATAGCACCGTGCGCGGCGACCATCGACGCGGGATTGATGTCAATGTAGTCGATTCCGGCCAGATCCAAATGGGCATACGCCTCGCCAGCGAATTTGATGACGCCGTCAGCTTCCTGGAATTCTTGCGGAGTCAACCCTTGATTCTGGACCGACTTGGAAGTCAAGCGGTAGAACTTCTTGGTGTCCTTGGCGAGCACCCAGGCTTTGAGCTTCAGCTCTTTTTCGCCGTCGTCGGCGCATTTGATCGGTATTTCCATGCCGAATCCGCGAGGCAGTTCTGCTTTGACAGCGGCCTGCTCCCAACGGACGTGACCCCATGTTCCATCATCGACGATGGCGACGAATGGGGATTCGATCTCTTTGGCGCGCTCGATGATCTCCGGGAATCGGCCATATGCGGCGCCATAGGAGTAACCGGAGCGAACGCGGAGTTGAGGGAAAGACATTATGCGGCCTCCATTGCTTGATACGCCCGATACACTCCCATGCGCTTGCAGACTTCGTGGAGCAGCCGCACGTCGTCGAGCGCCCGGTGTTTCTGTACATATGGGCCGCAGTAGTGCTCATAAAGATGTTGCAACCGCATGCGGTGGCCGAACAACGGCGCCGACTCTTCCACAGTACAGATATCGAGTGATGGGAAATTGACTTCTTCCAGGCCGAGCTTTCCGCGAGCCAAATCGCAGGTAAGCATGAACTTATCGAATGGCAGGTTGTGGGCAATATTCGCGTCGGCTCTGGAAAAGAAGTCGCGAACTTTCTGGCGCTGATCGAGGAAAGATGGGTGCTTGACCAGGTCTTCGTTCTTCAACCCGGTGATCTTGGTGATGATTTCCTCGATAACGATTCCAGGATTGCAGATGAACTCTACTTCATCCAAAATCTTTTCGCCATCAGTTATCACGCCGGCGAATTCGATGATTCTCGGCTGCTTTCTCAGACTCACCCTTTGGTGGAACGGGAGTCCTGTGGTCTCAGTATCCCATACAGCGAATATCATGTTTGTTCCCTCTTATGTCGAAAGGCCGGCTGCTTTCGCGACCGGCCTGAGGAGTATACCGCGACGGCTGAAGATTTACGCCTTCTGTCCGTCTTTCGGCGTGATGCGGCCGGAGCGCATGGTGGCGTGAACAAACGCCGAATAGTTGATCGAGTCCAAGGCCGAATCGGCATCCTTGAACCCGCTATTCGCCAGGCGAGTGAGTTTACCCACCATGTGCATCACGAACAGGGCGAGTCGATGATCATCGGCGGTCTTCGCCACCAGGCCGTTCGGGAAGAGGATTTCCATGATCTTTCCGTACATCAGATCATTGCGACCATAGGTGCTCTGGCGGGCGCGGAAGACTTCTGCTGCGGCGTACAGATTGTTGAGAACATCTTCCGCGAAATCATCTGGATGGGAATCATCTTCGCCCGGCCAGACGGATTCCATGGCGAACGGCGCGGCGTCTTCGGTCGGGTCTTCGGACTGAGCCGTTTCAGCGAGCGGAGACGGGGCTTTCGCAAACGCCTCGTCGAGGGTAGGGGCGGAGTTCGGGGCGGCCGGGAACGGCTCGCCTGCCATGTCGTTGGGCGCGCTATCGGGGTCGCTATCGGCCGCGACGGCGAAGAACGGCGCATCGCAACCTTCCAGGTTCAGGATGTAGGAGTCGATCCCCAGGCTATTGTAGGCATCGATGATGTCCTGGCGATCATCGAACGCCGCGACGATCTTGGTGACGCCTTCGATTTTCTTCAGGATGTCGAGCGCGACTGCCCGCTTGAACTGAGGCGCCGGCTCGGTGTTACCATACGGCCGCATGATGAGTTCATACTCGCGATGTTCGGCGATGCCGAGTTCGCGGTGGAGCTTGGCCCTGGTCTGGAAAAAGTGGTTGTCGGTTCGGCCGGTGACGAAGAAAATCATGAGGTCGGCGTCGATGGCATTCCTGATGCGACCTACAGCGTGCGGGTTGAGAGTGTCCTTGTCGAGACGAGAATGATACTCGTCCCATTGCCGTTCCAAGGCGAAGCTCTTGCGGTGGCTATCGTCGAATACGCAGCCGTCCAGGTCGAAGATGATGATGCCATTCTTTGGTTTGCGTTCCATATTCAGATTTCCTTACTGGTTGCTTTCTGGGTGACGGTTTTATCGATGAATGTCCCATCAGAAGTGAGGCGGAAAACTTCGCCATTCTGGATGAAATCGAACGATTGCACGTTCATCGTGATGCGAATGGATTCGCTGCCGTTGGTCACTTCGACTTGTGCGATGTCGCCAACTTTCTCGACAATGATCTTCATGTTACATGGACTTCCCATTGACGGCCACAGGGTTGGCCTCTTGTTTTTCCGATCCCCAGAAATCGCGGCGCAGTTCTTCCTGCTCGGCCGAGCGATCCATCCAGGGGCGATAGAACTTGCACTGGTAGATAGGTTCCAACGGAACATCAATCACAGGAATCTGACCTGGCTTTGTCTCCAGAGCGGCCATGAACCGGTCATAGGATTTCTGCTGGATTTCCTCTTCATTCATCACCTTCGACCCATAGCGCGGGAAGGCGCAGGAGCCGGTGGCGACGCAGTGCGGCTGGAGCAGGCTGTCGAACATAGGATAGACTTCCAGAACCAGCCGGCGCATTTCGCGGAATACTTCCTGATATTCACCCTGGGTCCGAACGCACAGGCGAACCTTCGCCATGTCGCTGAGAGTCCGCAGATTGAACTTGGCCGCGATCTTCGTTTCCATGTTGGAAGGGATGATGGCACGAGCGTCCTGGAGCGACGCGCCGGCCTCCAGAAGCTTCTGGTAGCTGGTTTGCGCGTCGGCAATGGCGTCGTGCCACAGGCGGTTCAGCTCTTCGCGGACATGGTAGGTCGGGTCAGGCTCGCCATTTACCGTAGCCGGTTCGTCGAATTCCCAGCGGAAGGCTTCCGGCTGAACGACGGCGCTGATTTCCAGAGCGCGACTGGTTTCCTGCTGGTAAGCCCCGGTACGAGTCCGAACGAGTTGATGGGTGAAGTTCTTGCTGACACCCTCGATCTGGAAAATGAAGTCCACGAACTCGAACGGCGAGCGGATGGTGTCCAGCATGTACTTCCAGTGGTCGAGCTTTTCGGCCTCGGTCATGGTCGCCGGGTCTTGGCCGCGCATGCGGGTGGACTTCGTTCCCAAGAGCAATTCCCAGGCGTTCTGGGTGTAACTAATCAGAGAAATCTTCATCAGAAATCTTCCGGAATTGGCGTGAAGTGGAATTTTTCGGTGAGAGCCAGGGCCAGGCCTTGGGCTTGCTCCCTGTTAAGGCCATACTGCTCTATCTCTTCCTTGAGCAGTTCGCAGGCCTCCAGACGCGCCTCATACTCTTCAGCCTCATGGACGGATGAGAAGACGGCTCCATCAGAGGTTCGGTACACAAGTTCAATCGACATGATGACCTCAGTAGCAGCGGATGATTTCGGCGCGGATATCTCGACGGTCGAGGTAGTGCTCACGAATCTTATCGCGGGCGCGCTCGGCCTCTTCTCGACTGCCGAACGACAGGTTGAACGAAGTGAAAGGCTTATCGTCCAGGCGCCCATCGCCAATCAGGTACAGGACGCCTACCAGCACGAAAGACGGCGCTGTCTGTCGCGTTTGCGGCGGGTCGATTTGCATTTCGAGGAAAGACATGGGAACCTCTTCAGGATGATCTGGTGCGTACATTAATAGCGCTCCTGCTGAGCAGCTACGGTTTCCGGCTCATAGATGAGCATGTCAACGATTTCCGGGCACTGGCCTTTCACCCAGTCGATGGCCGCGACCAGTGCGGTGGAAGCGGAGAAAGAGAAAGTGCGGTAAGACTCATGGATGTACGGCGACCCCATGGAATCGCGCTCGGTGGTGCGCGAAATGACTGCTTTGATATTAACGATCCGGCCCATCTTCGGCCTCCACTTTAGCGATTATATCGGACAGGCTTAACTTCTCGCCATTCAGGAAATAACTGGCGCGAAACTTCCTGTCGCCCTCTGGCCCGACGATTCGGGCCGTTATTGTGAGACTCCCGCCGCCAAGGGCATCGGTGTCCCTGAAGAAAGCTAGCAGCGCCCGCTTGAGCGCTGCTTCGCGAGGATCGACGGCCATTAACCTACCACGTTCCAGCCGTGCTGAGCGCACCACACGGCACCGGTCCCTGCAGGAAGACTATTCAGAAGGAACACAGGAGTCAGGCGGCCATCCTCGGTCATATGGACGAAGTAGCGGGCGCCTTCACCGAGCCAATCGGCCTTGGCGATGGCGCGTTCGAGATTGGCCTTGGTGGCGTAGGTCTTGGTGTGGTTCTTGTCGGTGGAGAAGGTTACTTCGCGGGCCATTTGTCGATTCCTTTTGGTTGAAGGGTTTCGCGTTTCGATGAGGGAATATTACGCCCACCTGATCCAGAAGTAAAGCACTTTTGTAAATTACTTCACGAACATTTTCTTGGCCTTCTGATAAGACGAAGAAGTCATCAGGCGCTCGATGACGTCCATGTCAGAAACCAGATCGTCCAGAAGGACGTTGCGCCAGGTAGCGAACCGGCCGAGCGAGAAGATGCCGGCTTCATGGGTGAGATTCCAGATCATGAATTCGCGCTCGTCGCGGCCGAGCGGAACGATTTTGCCTTTGGTCTGGATGGTCGCTCGCCGTCCTCGATGAGATGCCTTTTCCTTATGCCGAAGGCCGCGCAAACGTAATCCATATCCCAGTCGCTGTCCCATTCGATGGTTTCGATTTTACCATCTAAAGTCTCCACTATCCCCTTAGTGATGGATTCGACGATCAGAGTATCACCGGTGATGGACGCTCGAAACGTTCCCACTTTAGGACCAGGGAAATACACGGTCTGGAAGACATCACAGGGGATGGAAAGCTTGTATCGACTCACGATGATGGAGGTTCCTTCACCGAATGACGGGTCGATTCCCAGGTCCAGCCCTGCCGCAGCCAGATTGGCGCGGAACGGCGCGGTGCTGATGATATTCACGTGGTCATCTTGCCGGCGAAGATACTGGAAGAAAGAGGCGTCGAAAGGACGGCTCCAAGTGATACGATTCGCAAGCTTAGCCACCAGCTGCTCATAGTAGTCGGCCGGTGCGATCCAACGCTTTTCAGTCGCCAGATTCCAGATGGACCGGTCCGACAGGCCGCCAGTTACTTTCCTGGAGTACATGTTGCAGTGGTCGATGCGCGGCTGGGAAATGAACTCGCCGTCGATGTAGATAGCTTTGTGCACAGTGACTTCGCGGAACGGGATGCCGGTGAGTTGGCCAATCACTGGCGAGCGGAATCGCAGAAGTGCGTTGTGGCGCTCCTTATTCTCCGGCGTCGCCGCGTCGATGATTTGGGCTTGAGGAAAGCGATGCGCGGCGATCAGTCCGGCGAGTCCGGCACCTACGATGATTACTTTCTGATCAGGAATCATGATGTGTCCCTTATGAGTGTACAAAACTTGAGAGGATAAAAAAGGGACCCATTTTCATGAGTCCCTTGAAGAGCTAGACGATTCGGTCTCAGAAGAGCGGCGGCTTACTCTTCTTCACCATCGGAACCGTCGGCGCCCTGACCTTCACCGTCGTGCTCCTGGCCTTCATCGGCCTTCTCGTCATCGCCCTGGCCAGCTTCGTCTTCCTTCGAAGCGATGGCAACCAGATCGACCCAGCCCATGATTTCCAGCTTGCTCAGGTAGCTGCGAACCGAGGTGCCGTACAGCAGGTGGGCCACCTTCTCGCCGAAGGATTCGATTTCGACCGGCTCACCAACGGTGCAGTGCTCGTTGATGTAAGCAAACACCTTGCCGCGAGTCGAGAAGGCCTGCGGGGTTCCATGGCCGTCGCCGGTCGGGATGAAGTGAGTGGCGCGGGGGCGACGCGAGCCGTTGGACTTCAGGTCTTCGCGGCGGGCTTCGGCCTTCGCGCGGCGCTCTTCCTGCTCTTCCTTGCGGCGCTGCTTCTCGGCTTCGCGCTCTGCCTTCTTCTGCTCGGCCAGGCGCTTGCGCTCTTCTTCGCGTGCGGCTTTCTGGGCTTCCTGCGCGGCCTTCTTCTCTTCGGCCTTCTTGGCGCGCTCGGCTTCCTTCTCGGCCTTCTTCTGCTCGCGCTCGGCTTCCTTGGCCTTCGCCTTCTCGGCCTGCTCGGCTTCCTTCGCCTTGGCCTTTTCAGCACGCTCGGCTTCCTTGGCGGCGGCCTTTTCCTTCGCCTTCTCGGCGCGCTCGGCTTCCTTCTTCTCACGCTCGGCCTTGCGCTTCTCTTCGCGCTCGGCTTTCTTCTGTTCGGCTTCCTTGGCCTTGGCCTCGGCCTTCTCGGCGCGCTCGCGCTCTTTACGTTGACGCTCAGCGGCCTTCTCGGCCTTGCGCAGGGCAGCGGCTTGTTCCTTGGTCAGCTCTTCGCCTTGGGTCTGTTCGTTCTGGTCCTTCTGTTCCATGTTCTTACTCCGGGAATGTTTAAAGGGATGGCTTATTGGCCTGTGAGGGGATTATCTCTAAACTAATTGAAGAAGGGAATACCCTTAGCCTGAACTTTCCTAAATATTTTCTTTCGGGAAAGTCCAAACTCTAGGGGACTTATTTATGTTCGAGAAGTTCCTAGCTTTTACGCAAGAACAGTAAGTATTCGATTGCGCGAGTTATCCCAGTATACATCAACTGACTATAAGGGATGGACGGCAAGTTTTCTTCTAACATGGCAACCCGTTTCCATTCTGAACCCTGCGACTTGTGGAATGTCATCGCCCAGCCGAAGTCGAATCCGCCAATAGCCTTCTGCGCCTCCAGCCGCACGTCTTCCTCGGCCGAAAAGCTCAAAGGATTGAACTTCACCCAGCGCTCATAGTTCGTGCCGATAATGCGAACTTTGGCGAACAACATTTCGTCCGGCTCGTCATCATCCTCTTGGCCTTCGGGGACCGGCTTGAGTTCGAGCAGGATGGCTTGCTCGCCGTTCATAATGCCGTATTCATGCTGGTTCCCAGTGCACACCAGCTTCTCGCCGATTTCCGGTTGTAAACCCTTGTAGCCGAGGATGCGGCGCGCCCTGGCGTTCAAGCGGCGGCGAGTATTGTTGTAGGCGCAAAGGATCACGCCATCGTCATCCAGGAACGTCCGCATTTCGTCGTCCGACATATCGAAGCCAGCCCGGACTAGGATATCATCATACTCGCGGCAGGGCAGGCGTTTGCCCTGGCGGACGAACATCGACGCTCGAACGATATTCCCGGCGTTACGCTCGATTTCAGTCATGACTGTGTCGCAGCTATGTTCGTGGAAAACCTGAACGCCGCGCACAGGGGGAACTTGGCCAAAGTCGCCGATCTCCAGAACCGGAATTCGATGCGCCAACAAGCGCTCTTCATCCCATTCACCGGTCATTGACGCCTCGTCGAGCACGACCAACTTCGGCTTCTCGTCGAGCGAGTCTTTATTGGCGAACATGATTTCGCCGTCTTCATCCTCGCCAATCGGCCGATAGATGAAGCTGTGGAGGGTCCGGGCATTGGTGCAACCCTTCTCGCGAAGCCGCGCTGCTGCTTTCCCGGTTGGCGCGACGAAGACCGTCCAGTCCATCGAGCAGCAAAGTTCGGCGATGATCTTCGCGATGGAGGTCTTACCAGTTCCGGCGAAACCAGCGAGTCGATAGACCTGGCGGCGGTGCGCTCGATCACACCAACCGCGATACCAGTCCACAACGGAATTGATCGCGTCGATCTGCTGACTGTTTGGTCGAAAGCCGAATCGCTCTTCGATCTGATCGACGGTGAAGTTAGATGCTGACATATTTGCGTTCTCCAACGCTAGGTTTAATTGAATCGAGGCTCAGTTTAAGCACGCCGTCCACAGACCAGCCAGTATCACGACGATACTTGCGGCCTTGCGGATCGACATAGAAGTTCTTCGTGCGCCGCAGCAGAACATAATGCCAAGCAGCTCCAAGCGCGTGGACCCTTCCTTTATACGGGAAAGCCTTCGCCTGCTCTGCGGCCTCTTTGGCCCCAGGGAGCCAGCGGACGGTAGAAAGGACCAGGACCGCACCCTTAATAGCCTGGGAAGCGGCGCGGCCGTCCTGTGGGCTATAGCGATGTCTATCGAAGTCTACCCAGTGGTGGTTGCCGCGCCGGAGCTTGACCGTTCGGGATCGCCCCTCGAACACCACTGTGCCTTCGTGAGTAAGAATATGTTCCGCCATCGAATGTTCCTTTATAACGTACAGTTATGCTTTACCTCTGCGCAGGAAGAGTATACTATCAGCTGACTCGCCAAAGCGAGCGAATTTAATCCAACTTTACTTCGGCAGGAAAGTGGCCGATACTAGCGCCGCCGCCTGTACTGCCCTCCAAAACAGAGGATACATTAAATGCAAGAATGCAAGATTTCCCGCGACCAACTCCCGGTCGGTAATCCGAATCCCAATGTCGACAAGACCCGCGACCCGAACCTAAAACCCGGTTCCTGCGCCGGAGCCGCGAGCTGGACCCGGCGCTGTCCGTTCGCATTCGTCGCGAGCTGATCCACGCCGAAGCGTCCGACTTGGCCATGGCCGGATGGGTCAATTCACAGTCCAGCCTCTATGGATCGAAAGCCTTCCCGCGCCATTCAGTCGTTCGCGTGACCGGAGTTCCGGAAGATGGAGCTTTCATAGGCATGCTGATCGGCTTCATCGAGCATCGCGAGCACGGCGAATGGGCGGTCATGGAATCCGGAACGAAAGAAGGCGGCGCCGTCATCATTCCAGTCGATCACATCATGCGAGCGTCATTCGCCGAAGCGGAAGAGTTCGCTGAAAAGTGGGAGCGGAACTTGGGGTGGCGTCTCCTGCGCCAACTCCGCGAGTGCGGCGCCCTGGCCGGGACTGAAGACGAGTTCCTGCGGCGGATCATCAATCGATATGTTCGTGATCGCACGATCCTCGATCACCACAAAGTCGGCGCGGACAAAATCTACACTGATGCAGTGCTCAAAAGCATCGGTGAAACATGGCCGAAAATTCCTTCGGGGAAATTCGTCGGACACCGAGTCGCGCAGCTCCTGATCGGTCACAAGCTAGGTCGAGCGGGGACCATCCTGAATGACCTGGTGGACTTCCTGGAGAAGTTCGCGGCCGGGCGCGATAAAGTTCTCAACATCGCCATCTGTAATTGAGGTGAATGATATGGAAGATTTGGGAAAGCCCAGTATTCCGGAGTTCGAGAAGATCGACGCCAAAAAACTTTATGAGGCTCTGGAGACGATTGCGGAGCTGGAGAAGAAGTGGGACGAATCCGAAAAGCGCACACGCGATCTGGCAGAAGTGGAACGGCCAGAGGTAGTCGGCTATCGCAGCGCGGCTTCTCGCATGGTCTATGAAAAGGACTATGGACTGCAGAATCCTGAGCCGATGATGCTTGTCTCCCAGCACGACCGCATAGTCGGGGAGCTGCTGACTGCATTAACCTCGATGACTGAGGCGCGCAATCGCTACAACAACCTATGGAATTGCGCTGGTAACCGCCTAGCTTTGGCGCAAGTTGAAATCCGCAAAGTAACATCCGAGCGCTACGCAGCCCTGGCCAGGATCGCTGAGCTGGAAAAGGAATTGGCCGAATCCGAAAAGCGCGGGAGCGAACTGGCCGCGAGCTATTGCGATGGCGTGATCGGCGATGAACACGGTCATCCTTATTGTCGTTATAAAGTGGAACGCGACGCCGCCTTGGCCGAAGTCGAGCGCCTGCGAGAATCAAAAGGCGATCCCTCTGGCAGCTTCGACCGTTGTATGAAGATGATGTACGAGCGCGACGAGAATGCAAAACGACTCGACGCCGCCTTGGCCAGGGTCGCGGAGCTGGAAGGGAAGTTGACGGACTGGGTGCGCGAAGGGTTCCGGCTCAATGAAGCGCTGGCGGTCGCCAAGTCTCGGTACGGTGCGCCGGAGGGTTATGCCTTGGTCCCGGTTCGCGAGACGGAAGCGATGCACGATGCTGTAATGGCGCTGCTGTACAATGGCGTGGCCCGCACCGATACACAAAAGCTACTGGATGCGTACATCAACGCTGCGACTAACAAGGAGTCCGTGTAATGGAACCGAAGAAACCTTCACCAGTAGATGGAGTCATCATGACCAGCCTCGACGTTCTCAGGAAGGCAAAGCCTGAAGCTCAGGACGAGTATGCCCTGTCCATGTTCGCAACGGCGATCCGCCAGAAACTGCAGCGCTCCCGCGATAAAGGCCGAGGCGGCTGGATCGACTGCGACGAAGATGTTCTGATCAACGGATTCGCCGAACATGCGCTGAAGGGTAATGAGAACAACCTCCTGGACCTGGCGACGTTCCTGATGTTCATGTGGGTGCGCGGCATCGATGATGCGAAGATTCCCCCGGCGCTCGAAAAGGCGAGACAGCACAAGATCATGGAAGCCTGGAGTCGAATCCATGAAGACGGCCTGAACTCCGCCAGAAAGGCGAGTGCTGCGCGACAGTTCGTGGAAGTGCCACGACGCAAGGGGCGCCCGGAGCGACTTGCATGAAGCCTCACGAAATAAGACTGGCCCAGGCCGAAGAGTTCCTGCGCGAACTCGGCCGAGGGATTCCGGACGACGAACGGGTGATGGTCGGCTACGCTGAAGAGGCCACAGTCCAGACCGACGAGAACGGCCGCAAGCTCAACGCCGGCTGGTGGCCTGTGCCCTGGAAGGAAGGGAAATACATCAACTCCAGATCCACGCCTACGCTTGCATCTCGTCATCCATCAAGACGCCCAACCCGAAGACCGGCCAGATGCGATACTGGCGCGGCGAGGCCTCTTTCGGCCACGGCCTGGCGTTAATGGTCGATGACATCGGCTCCGGCAAAGGGTCCAAGGGCGACTTCGACCGCGACGAGTTCCGAGAACGACTGGAGCCGACCGCGATTGTGGAGACTTCGCCGAACAACTACCAGTCTGGTATTTCTTCAAAGAGCCGATGTCCCACATGCTCCAGTTCAAGGCGCTGCTCTATTCGTTCGTGGACCAGGTGCTAAAGAAAGGCGGCGACAACACAGTCAAGGACGTCAGCCGTTACGGCCGGATGCCCTTCGGCTTCAACAACAAGCGCGGGAAAGACGGCAAGTTCAAATATGCCGACGAAAACGGCAAGCCCGAACTCGTGCGCCTGTACAGCGCCGACTATTCCAAGCGCTACTCGCCGGAAGAGATCGCCCAGGCCTTTGGCGTCCGCATCATCATGCCACAGATGAAGAAGGTGGAGATAAACCGCGACGATTGGGTGTATGACCAAGTATGGCTGAAGTATGCCGAGCACATCTGCACGAAATACAAGATGGGAGAAGCGGCAGGCGGCCAGGTCCAGCAGAATATGTCCGGCAAATACCGCATCCGCTGTCCCTGGGGCGACGAGCACACCAACGGCGATCCTTTCGGTGCATACTTTCGCGGACCGATACCTGGCGCCGAGCACGAATATGTGTTCGGCTGCGGCCACGATACTTGCCGCAAAGAGCATCGACGGACATGGGCGGCCTTCACTGATGAAGTCGTCCTTCCCTATATCGTAGAACAATTGGAAAGAATCAACCGCCGTCATATCGGTGAGGAGTAGACAATATGCAAAACGATCCTGGAATCCTGATTACCGCCATCGGCTCATTGCTGCTCGGCCTTCTCGTCTTCTTCGAAGGCCTTAATGGATGGAAAATACCAGTAGCGAACTTTCTCGCGTCGCTTCTGTGCTTCTTCGTCGGCCTTTCTGCTTTAACGTGCTGGTTCGTCTTGGCGTTTGACGTGTTTTAGTCGACGAACGGTACAGAAATTTTCGGATGGGGACGGAACTTATTAGCTATGCCGGTTTAGGTAGGAGATAATAGCCGTCCCTTTCGCCTCAATGTGTAGAGGCAATGTTGAATCCGATCATGTAAAGCAGAAGGCGGCAAACCTAACATGATTATCGACGAAGATAATATTTTTGATGATGGCGAATCAGGGTCCAGTGAGTTTGATCTCACGCAGATAGAAGATGCTGGAATGGACCCTTTGATGACCGCCGCGAGCAAGGCGGCCGATGATGCGATTGCGAGGAATGAGACGTACCGAGCACAAAAGGCGGCAAAGTATGCCGAGGCGTATGCGGAACCAGATCTGAAGAAGCGAGCGCGATTGTTGATGCTCGATCAGGCCTTTGATCTTCCTGTCAGCCGGCTGGTGAAAGGACCGTTCGACGACTTCATCACCAAGTACAGCTCGACTTCAGACAGCAACTACCTCGCGGTCTATGATACGTTGTTCTGTAAGGGCGACGGAACTGTCCCACACCCGCACTTCGACGAGTTTCGCGGCCGGCTGGTGGACCACCGAGGCGTGGCGTTCAACAACAAGACCCTCGACCCCATTGACCTGATGGGCGCCCTCGCTGCTGCGGCCTTGGACGATCCATCGATCAAGAAGACGATTGAGACTTGCTGCGTGTGGGCGCGTCGATATCGCCGCAACTCTTTGATCGAGACGTTTGAGAAGAAGATACCGGAGTGGGATGGCGAAGAGCGGATCGAAACGCTGCTGATCGATCTGTTTAAGCCGTTCGACACCGAATTGAACCGGATGGTGAGCAAGTATTTCTGGCTGAGCCTGTACTGTCGCATCAATTATCCGGGAATTTCGGCGCCGATCTCGTTGGCGTTGATTGGTGGGCAGGATGCGGGGAAGTCATATTTCGGCTTGCTGATCTGTAAGGAACTGTCCGGTGGGCGCGATCTGGCTCCAGTCCAACTCGACCTGAGCCGGCATGATCAGACGCCATTCCTTCGCAACATCACCGGCAACTCGGTTATTGCGAACGTCGGTGAAATGTCCGGCTTCAAAAAGGGCGACATGGAACGCATCAAGGAATTCCTGGTGCGATCTTCGGATACATTCGACCAGAAGTTTGAGCCGGGCGAAACGATCAAGCGACAATGGATCACCATCATGGACGGCAACGGCTACGATGGACTCCAGCGGGACGACTCCGGCAACCGACGCTTCTATCCGATGTTCGTTGCGCAACTGCCCGATGAAGATGGAAAACCGAACTGGGTCAAGCCGGGTGATGGCAATGAACCATTCAAGGTAGACTTCACCGACTTCGGCCGCAAGTTCTGGCAAGCCATGGCCGAGTGCCGCGCCTGGATCGAAGAGCATGGCGTCGATGGATACTTGAATATGGTGTCTGAAGCGAACCGCGAAGTGCAGAACTTCTCTATTTCGGAAATGGAGAATGCGCGTGGCGTAGTTCGTGACGATACGATTGACATGTATCTGATCAATGTTCTGATCAGTTGCGAGTTCGAAGAGATCAAGCCTGGCAGGAATGCCAAGAATCCTGGATGGAGGGCTGACACCGTCGCCATTCTGAAATGGTTCGATATTCTCGCCAGGAAGAAGCCGATTTCTCGTCACCTTACTCCGCACCTGAAGGCGCTGGGATTCATCCCGAATAAGAACGGCCTGGCTGGTTGGTGCTTACCTGTCGATAAGGTTGCGCCTGGATGGACGAATGGCATGCACACGACGTTGCCGCCGTTCAATGATGCGCTTGTGTACTTGCTGAGAAAGGGCGACCCGGATATCACTGATGAGGCTGCCATGGCAAAATTCGGGCAGTCCGGGCCGAGCGAGCCAAGATTTTGGGCGAGGATTTCTGATGTAGTGGTGGAGTGTACTTGGACTAGGCCGCCTTCGGGCGGTCTTTTCTTTGGCGCGGCGTACATTCGATTCCGGTGGTGGCCGAGTGAGATTCGAAAGCTATCCGGTAATTAGGGTGGGGTGGCGACGGTGTATTGTGGAAAGTTCGTGAACGTTGGATCGAGGATTTTGTGTGGTGAGTGGATGAATTGTGGAAAATCGACGATTCTGACTGGTTTTTTGGGTCGGCCGCGTCGAGCTTACCGGTAATTTACGAAACCAGGAATTAGGGTCGAGCCTTAGTGCCGCGTGGGTTTGAAGGGCTTAACCGGATACTTTCCGGTTTCGGATGCAGCCGCAAAGTATACTACAGCGAAAATCGATTGCACAATCCTAATAGAAAAATCTATCACGGACGTTACCTATCTTTAAAATTAATTAAATTAATAGTAATTTGGTAATTTGGTATACTTTGGTATTTGAAAGCCTCGCTGCACTAAGCTTGTACATATCCCGTCAAGTTTCCGATTCCAGACAGCTCGCGGCAGGGTCGCCGGAAACTTCCGGACTTCCAATCCATGGGTCGCGGCAACACCACGGCGGACTAAGCGGCAAGGACCAAAACTCGACGAACGGAACCGGGAATTTGGGCGCACGACAAAATAGCTCAGCTGGACATATTTCTAACATTCGATTTAACACTCCTCTCAAACACTCACCACCATCGTCGCCCACCAACCGCCGACTCGATCCTCACCCACCAGCGGATCGCCCATATAACATCCTATAACACCACCTAACACTCATTCATCATCAAACCCACCCAGACCTACAGCCCACCCACAAGCAGCCCATAGACGCGATCCCTGGCCCCATAGTACAATCGCGCCATACTCAGTGTCGCGACAGAGCACCAGGCCCCATCCACCAACCGAGCCACCGCGACGACTCCAGAATCGAACTCAGGGACGCAGCACCAAATGACCAAATTCTACAGCCCCGACGATCTAGTCACGCCACAGGAATTCGCAGACCCGCATTTCGCGGCGATCAACCAAAAGCGATTCGACCTGTACATCGACCTGCGCGTCCAAGGTTACAGCTCCTGGCGGGTCTTCCGGGCCATCTGGGGCGAGGAGCATATGGACGGTCCCGCGCAGGCCCGCATCTTCGCGATGGAGTCCAACCCGTACTATCGCAAGCAGTTCAAGGCCAAGTTGAACGCGACCAAACGTCCGATTTGTGGAATCCAAAGACGGCGCTCCACGAACTCCTCCAAATGGTTCGTGACCCCACCGTCAAGGACTCCAGCCGTCTGTCGGCCATCAAGGAATTGAACGTTTTGGCTGAAATCACGTTCGTGGACGAGTCGGGCAAGACCAGGATCGGTCGCGGCCTGGCCGACTTCTACGCATCAGAAGCCGAGGCTCAGACCGCCACCGTCGCTGCTGCGGCCGAAGCCAATAGCTATGTGCCGGAAGGCGAAGAGGGAGATTTCCCGTCTCCGACGCCGGAACCGACCGAGGAAGACCGCGCCAACCCCATTTAGACATAAAATAACATCGTTCTAGGCCAGAATCGGACCGAACTAAGGCGACGGTAGCGGGAAGGGACGAAAAACGATTCTAGGGCGGTTCTAGGAAGTCGTAGCCTAACCCTCAGAAACGACAAAGCCCTGGACTCTAGTTCAGAATCCGGGGCTTTCTTTTGGGCGCCTTATTCGCCAGCTTCGATGATTTCGAAGTTGTATTTGACGCCTTCGTGCTCGAAAGTCATTTTGCCAGCCGCCTTCAGCTGCATGCGGAAGCGGATGTGTTTCGAAGAAGGCAGGCCGAACTCGATGAATGCTGCGTTGGTGGACCGGAACTCGCCGCGCTTGCCTTTGACAGTCACAGCCACGCCATGGCGCTGAGTGCGTTTCTTGGAAACTTCCGGGTCTTTCCAGGAGTTGGCGATGGCTGCCGACAGGTCTTTGGACTCTTTGGCTTTCTCCGGAGCGTTCTTGGCCTCTTCGCGCATCTTCCGGATTTCTTCCAGCGCTTCCTCTTCGGTGATCTCTTCTTCAGGCTTCAGATTCTCTTCCTCGGCCTTCTCTTCTTCCTTCTTCTTGGAAGTGCGGGTTTTGTAGACTTTGGCCGGGGCTTCCTCTTCCTGGAAGGCTTCTTCCTCGGCCGGCAGAGCATTCAGGATGGCGAGGCAGCGACGCTCAGCAGTCTTGCGGTCAGAGAAACGCTTGACGGTCGCATCGGCGTTGTGGGCGTTGTAGAAGGCGACCAGTTCTTTCATTTCTGCGTTCTGGATGTCGCCGAAGGTTTTGATGGAGTTGGTCATTTTGCGATCCTCTGTTTTGGAAGATTTCGTTCGGGCTTCGGTTTGTCGCCCCGTTGAAAGAGATTATGCCTAGGTCGATGCTGCGTGTCTACATTTATTTCATCAGATTGATCGCAAAGCCGACGAACGGTTGTCTGATGTGAAAACACCGCAGAGCAGGCTGCGGTGTTTGTTGGCGAGGGCGATGGTCAAGCGAACGGATCGCCCAGCATATCTTCAGACGGGGCACGTTGCATATCGCCCAGCTTGTCTTCGTCAGTTGCCGGGCTGGACGGGATCGCGCCGGACCGAAGCGACAGAGATTCCGACTGCCTGCTCACCTGCGGAGCCGGAGGAGCCGGAGGAGCTTTTGGCGCAGTAGGGGCAGGCGGGACCGGCAGGCCTGGAGGAGCCATCGGCGCCATGGGCGGTTCTGGAAGATCAGGAAGACTCGGCGCTATGCTGCCAAAGGACCGCTGCGACTGCTGCGCCGGATTGTCGCCGAACATTTCGGCGGATCGGTTGCCCTTGATGACTTGACCTATGGCCGTCACATCGCCGCCCGGTTCTGCCGGATCGAAGCCCGTGATTGGCTTGGTTACGCAGGGCATGTTCCGATGGGTCGGCAGATTGTTCAGGCCGATGGAGTCCGCCCAGACATACGGGTTTTTGTGGTTGCCGGGTCCGTGGCTGATGATCTCGGCAGGAATATGGCCGTTCATGGTAAGCCATTCCGCCATCCCTTGCCGAGTCAGCGGGCTTACCACGATCTGGCCAGTAGACTCTTCGGCGACGGCGAACAGATCACCGAGCTTGAACCCGATGATTATGTAGTTGGACCTGGACTCGCCGACGAAAGCCAGGGTTTCGATGTTGTGGTGGATATCTTGATCTTCCCAGATGTACAGCATGGTTCGCTCCTCAATAAGGTTGCTTTTGGTGTTCGACCAGAGACATACCGGCCGGAACTTTGAAGCGGACGTATTCGATCATCATCGCCGTTCGACGCCGATTCGTGCCCGACTCGTCATTGACGAATAGTTCGCACTGGTGCGGAATGATTCGCGTCACCAGGCCTTCGCCTTTCGAGCCGTAGAACTTGATGTAGGCCGCGACGCCTCGCGTCATGTTCAGATGGATCGTTTCGCAGAGTCGCTGCGCGGCCGACGCGCTGGACAGATCAGTCGGGCTGACCGTCACCCAGTAATGTGCGTTTTGTTCTTTATCGGACATCATCTGCCCTCCATTGATAAAGCCTCTGCCGAGTAGCAGAGGCTGGTTTTAATCGCGCTTCATCAGGACGACTTTATCATATGCTCGATACTTCCCGCGCCAGTCTTCCCAGTAATCGCCGGCCGGGCAAGTCAGCTCCAGAGTGATTTCGTCTCGCCAGCATTCGACGGAAAGGACAATCGCCTTGTTCCTGGCTGCGGAATCCGCTCTGAGCTTAATCAGAATTTCGTCGCCCGTTTTCAGCTCATCAACTCTTACAACTTTGGCCATGTTGTTCTCCTATTGGGTAGCGCCACGAGGGGGCCATGTCGCTTCGATGTCCTGTAAGCAGATGGTGGGATAGTCTCTGGCCAGCTTGAGCTTGAAGTCCACCCAGTCGGCACCGATGAGTGCCGCGACTTCGATGATGACTTCGTTGTGCGACGCCGCGCTAGATTGCAGGACTATAGCCCGACGCCGAACGGGATCATTGACGTCAACATGGGTGAGTATTTCGTCGCCGACGAGCAGCTCACAGGCCATCAGTATTTTGGCCATAACACACTCCTCTGAGAAGGAGCGGCCAGGGCGATCCCAGCCGCGCCGATGGTTAACGTTTATGAAGGATAGATACTGCGTCCACGTCGAGGATGCTGATGATACGGCGACGGCGCGGATTGCTGCGTTCATGGATGCGAATCAGGTCAGCGGATGGCGCTTCGTGCACCACCCATACATCCTCCGGCTTCTGCGTCCGGAGCAGGACCGTCACTTCTGTGCTCTGGGCGAGGCCGTTGCATATGAACGTGAACTTTGACGAGGGAGTTCTGTACATTTCGAGATTCCTTTTTGGACTTCGGGTCCGGCTCCTCAGCCGGTGAAGAGATTATGCCTGATCATCGCAGTCGAGTAAAGCACTTGTGTACCAATTCTCCAGTTAAATGGAACCAAAGCGCTGTATCGCTGATCGCGACGCTCCCGCGCCATGGCCCTTCTTGCTCGCAGACTGCGAACCACAAGCTGACCTCCATCCTGGCCAGGACTCGGCCGAAGGATTCGAGCCGGCGCCGGCTAGCCAGGATGTCGACATTCACCCGTCGATTGATTTCGTACCGGCGACCGTTGATAACGAAGACCAGGCGCAGGGTCTGTCCGTCAAGACATTCCCAATACTTGGTCTCGTACCGAAGCCAGTAGCGTCTGCTTGGTGGCCCTACCATGGTCATCCTTCGATACTCCTGGCCGCGCCACGCGGTCCGGTCGGCGGGACAGGATCGAACCGACCCAGGATGTAGTCGGGCCGGCGCGCTTCCTGAGGACACACGGCGAGAAGGCGCCATCCTGCGTCCAGGGCAGACTGGAGTTCGTCCGTGCAGCAGTCTTCCTTGAGCAGCAGGCGATTGACGTTCTGGAGGTTCGGGCCAGGAATCGCCGAACCTGTGAGTGAATTCCAACCCTCGATTCCACTCACCATCTCCGGTTGGTTGATGTAGCTTACGGACATACCGGCCAACCGGCTCGCGGCCAGCTCCAGACGCTCCAGCATGGGTCGCAGAGCAGCTTCCGGGTCAATGTCGTCCCAGAGAAGGACCAGGCTGATGATGGTATACGGATAGTCCTTGTCCAGATCCCAGGCTGAAGCGGTCAGACGGCCCAGGCCGATTTCATTACACATCACGGGAACGTCGTTGCTCCAGGTGGACGGCTCCCAGTTCCGCTCACCAGGATTCCCGATTGTTACGCCTTCCAGGTTCCCCAGGAGAACGTGGAGCTTGCTGACATATTCCGCCTCCAAGGCTTTCCGCTCTTCGTCGGTCTGGTTGTGGCGATAGAAGGATGGAGGGCTGACTTTTGCATGGTAGAGTTTCATAACTGTTCCTCGGTTTTGGAAGGCTTGAACGTTAGAGAATTGTGTCGCAGTATTTCTCGAAAGGACTCTGGCGCTTCTTCTCGCATATCGCGCAGGTGATTTCCAGGTCGGGCAGCTCGCTGTAAGTCTTGCCGAGGTACAGCCAGCGCTTGCACAGGCTGCGACCGTCCGACGTGAAGAAATGGACTTTGCGAGCTTTGCCGGGTTGCGCCCAGCCGCCCTGATAGTTTTTGCGCTTGCTCATGGCGATATTTCCTTTGGATCGTGGATCCATGGTGTACGTTCAGTCACCCAAACTCCATCTACATAGATCAGGACTGACAGAGCAGTCGCGCCAAACCCGAAGCCTACATAGAATGAACCGGGATCGATTTCCATGGCGGCGCTATTGCAATCGACATCAAAGTCGAATAGCGAATGGCCACTCATACCATCACCATGTCGATTTCATTGACGAAGAAATGGACATCTACACCATCGGCGCGGCCGGTGTAACGCAGCCGAGTCGTCCCATCAATGTGGGCTTCCTCGACGCCGACGACTTCCAGGATGGTGTCGTTGCAGTACAGTTTGACGAACATCTTGATGCCGGAGCCAATCGCCTCGAAGGCGATCTGCTTGTACAGGTCTTGCTTGATCATGCTTTACGCTCCTGTTTGCGGATGTATTCTGCCCTGGCTTCGGCTTCGAGCTTCGCCCAAAGCGCGTTGTCGACTGGACCCCAGGGCCCGGTCTGAGTTCCGTCCACCGGCGCGAACTTGCCACCGGCGCGACGATACTTGGACAGCGTTCTCAGGCTGATGATTTTCTCTTCTTGGGAATCGAATTGGACGATCACCGTACATACTCCCCAAAGTAGCAGGTGTGGAGGATTTCCAGGCCCTTGGAGATAGCCTTCAGCTTGATGCCAAAGTTCTTGATTGCCCAGTCCAGATCGTGGTGATAGAACTCGATGATGTTGACGATTTGACCGGCGCTGTAGTGGATGACGCGAACCTTGCCATTCCAGCGGAAATCTTCGCGGCTGTTTACGGCCTCGACTTCGATGGTGTCGTTTCTGCCGATGGTCCATTTGGAGCTAGTCATGTCGCAATCCTCTTTTTGGAGTGTTTCGCGTTTCGATGAGGTAACTATACCTCAGTCACCTCATCGAGTAAAGCACTTTTGAACATATTATTTGAATTTCTGGAAGACAGGTTCATCGGCCGATTCAGTCAGTGGAACCGAGGCTCCATCCGTTGCGGGCGAAGGCCGAGCGACCAGACAGCTTGCGGCACTGGATGGAGCTGCCATCGTCGAAGGTATAGGATACGGCCCAGTCCAGGCGCTCGCGACGTACTGCCGCAGCAGCGATATCTTCCAGACGGGCTTTGAGAAGTTGTTCTGCTTTGGTCATTTCAAGTTCCTCTTTGGAGCGCTTAGGGTTTCGATGAGATGACTATACCTCAGTCATCTCATCGAGTAAAGCACTTCTGAGGAATCATCTGGAATTTCTGGATGTCAGAAATTGTCGCCAGAGCCAGTCAACGTGATCGTTGAGATAGCGCTCGCCATCTGACGACAGAGCCAGGCAGCCATCCTTTATGCCGAGCTTGGTGCCGGAAATCCATTCGAACTCGAACTGGAGCGTGCCTGGGCGAGGGGTATGGGACAGGTTGTACTTTTGCACGGTCAGTAGTCCTCGAAAGGATTCATGTTCGCGATGGCCGCGATTTTCTGCATTCCGATGCGGTAGAATTCGGCCTCTTCCCTGGCCTTGACCATCTGCTCCCTGGCTTCGCACGCCAGCTTGTGCTGATTGTTGGCGTTCTGGATGCTTCCGTCCAGACTCCTGTCCAACTCTTCCCGAAGAGCCTTCTGCGACGCTATCTCGGCCTCCAAATCCTGGATTCTGATCTGAAGCTGACGATTTCTTTCCGCAACCTCGTTTTCGCGAGCGATGGAGTTCTGAAGGCATTCGTCAAGGCGAGTATTTTCGCGCACCAGCTGATGCTTTTCGACTTTCGCCTTTCTGCACGTCTCTCGCATTGCTGAAAGCTCACTCGCATGCAGATCGTCATCCGGGTCTTTACGCTCTTCCTTCGACTCCATCCGCAGGTAGTACTGGCCGGCTGCGAAGGCGAGCACTGCCTGGTCGGCATACGCTGCGGCATCGGTCATGTATCTGGATTTGTAGCGAGGCAGAAACTTGCACTCCTCTGGATCCCAGAGGAGACTATCGGCAATAGGCCAGAATTTGCGGAAGCCATCAGGATCGACTTCTACATTGACCATTTGCAGCTGGCCGGGCTCCACTTCGACTTCCAGAGGAACCTGAATGGCGCCGGTGATACCCTGAAAATACACTTTGCTCGACATAACACAAACTCCATGAGAAGTCGCGGCCGGGACCATCCTGGCCGCGCATCGTGATTACTCTTCGCCTTCGTCCGCGCTCATCCACTCTTCGAAGGCGAAATTCACTTTCGACTCGACCCAATCCTGCAGCTCATCGGCGAACTCGTCACTGTCGATATCCATCGGAATGCCCAGAGTTTCTTCATTCCACAATTCAGCATTCAGCTCGAACTGGACCATTTGCTCGCCATCGACTTCCATCAGGATGCGGTCTGCGACTTCATAGTCGTCTACATCGAACAGATGGCCGCCCGCCAGGAGGTGCTGGACGAAAGCTTCATCGAGGTTGGTGACTTCGATCTGGACTTGTTTGGTCATTTTTCGTATCCTTACTTAGCGGCTTTTAATTGGGCTTTGAGGTTGGCCAGTTCAGCTTTCAGATCGATCATCGCCTGACCGCGCAGGCCTTCCATTTCGGCCTCGCTGATCGCGATCTTGGCTGCGCGGATTTTGTCGTTGATTTGATCTTTAGTCATTTTCGGCTTCCTTTTGTTTGAAGGGTTTTGCGTTTCAATGAGGAGATTATGCCGAAAGTCAGAATGGAAGTAAAGCATCTTGATGAGAAAATTTCTGCCCACCGACGAACGGTCGTGCTCGACCGTCGATTGAGGGTGTGCATAATCGAAGTCGCACGACGCGACCGGTGATGCCCCCGGCGAACCGGGGCGGGGTGGTTAGGCGGTGCGCTCGGCGGCGCGTTCTGCGTTACGGTCGTGCGCCATGCGCGCCCATACTGCGGCCCAGCGCGCTTTATCGGCAGAGTTCGGCTTGTACACGTCGTCAGGGTGCGGTTCCGGGCCGTAGGCGTTGCAGCTTTCGTCGTATTCGTAGGTCATCATCTTGCCCTCAAGGGGTCATGGCCCGGCGAACCGGGCGGGTGATTACTTGCGATATTTCTTAATCAGGTCGTGTGCCATGGCGATGGCATCAGAATAGGTTTCTCCGCCGGCCTCCATTTCCTTCACAGCCTTATTGCGCAGTGCGTTCAGCTTGTTGCCGTTGATGGTGCCTTTTTCATCCTTGGCAGCTTCGCAGGAGTCGCGCAGAGTTTTCAGGGCTTGGTAGGTGGCGTTCATCGTCTTGTTCTCCGGGTTTCGCGTTTCGATGAGGAGATTATGCCGATAGTCAGAATGGAAGTAAAGTGTCTGAATGAAGAAATTTCTGAACACCGACGAACGGTTGTGCTCGACCGTCTGCTGCGGTGTCGATATACTCGGCCTATTGCGAACAATGGACTGATTAAATGTTCAAGCTCAATCCTGCACTGCGAGCGGTCTGGCGAACTCGTGCCCGTTACAAAGTCATCTATGGCGGCCGGGCGCTTCGAAGTCGCACGACGCTGGCGGTATAGCCGTTTTCCTCGCGGCCAACTACAAGCTCAAATTCCTCTGTGCTCGCCAGTTCCAGAACCGCATCAGCGAATCTGTCTACACATTGATCAAAGACAAGATCGAAAACTCAGAGTATAATGGCGAATTCATCTTCACCAAGAACTCCATCAAGCACAAGATTACCGGCTCAGAGTTCCTGTTTTATGGGATCGCCCGTAACCTGTCGGAAATCAAGTCCACCGAAGGCATCGACATTCTCTGGCTTGAGGAAGCTCACTACCTGACCCAGGAGCAATGGGAAGTTATCGAGCCGACCATCCGGAAAGAAAACTCTGAAATCTGGATCATCTTCAACCCTAACGAAGTCACCGATTTCGTGTATCAGAACTTCGTGGTCAAACCCCCGAAAGACTCCTGCGTCAAGATGATCAACTGGAACGAAAATCCGTTCCTCAGTGAGACGATGCTCAAAGTGATTCACGAAGCTTATGAGCGCGACCGGGAGCAGGCCGAGCACATTTATGGCGGGATTCCGAAGACTGGAGGCGACAAATCCGTCATCAATCTCAAGTTCATTCTTGCGGCCATCGACGCCCACAAGAAACTCGGCTGGGAGCCGGCCGGATCGAAGCGCATCGGCTTCGACGTTGCGGACGACGGCGAGGATGCGAACGCAACTACGCTCATGCACGGCAACATCATCATGGAAGTGGACGAATGGGACGGCCTGGAAGATGAACTGCTCAAGTCGTCCAGCCGCGTTTACAACCTGGCGAAGATGAAAGGCGCCTCGGTCACTTATGACTCCATCGGCGTCGGTGCTCACGTCGGTTCGAAGTTCGCCGAATTGAACGATGCCAGCCCCGACTTCAAGCTGATCTATGACCCATTCAACGCGGGCGGCGCTGTCGATAAGCCTGATGATGTTTACATGAAGCTGCCGCACACGACGATCAAGAACAAAGACCACTTCAGCAACATCAAGGCGCAGAAGTGGGAAGAAGTCGCGACCCGATTCCGGAAGACTTATGAAGCGGTCGAGCATGGAAAGGTTTATCCATTCGACGAATTGATTTCGATCAACTCTGAAACGATTCACCCGGACAAACTGAATCAACTGTGCATCGAACTTTCGTCGCCGCGCAAAGACCTGGACATGAACGGCCGGTTCAAAGTCGAGTCCAAGAAGGATATGCGCGAGAAACGCAAGATCAAGTCACCGAACATCGCTGACTCGGTGATTATGTCGGCCATTCTGCCGATCCGGAAGCCCAAAGGCTTCTTCGACTTCTAAACATAGAAAAGCCCGGATCGCTCCGGGCTTCGGGTCTTACTCGGTGCGGTTCCTGGCGCTGAGTGTCGACGCAACGGCCTCGCCGACTCCCAGGGCTTCCTGGCCGGCCGCGAGCGCTTCGGCTTCCGACTCGACGATGAAATCATCACCTTGGCCATCGCCTGGCGGAACCTCGACCAGCACGGCTTCTTCGCCTTCGAACCGCAGGTCATAGGTCTTTTCGACGGACAGACCGTAACGAGCGTTGAGCGCGTCCCAGAGCTGGGCCTCATAGGTCCGCAGGTCTTGCAGAGCTTTCTGGTGGCTGAGCATGGCCATGTCAACGGCCCGTTGCAGGGTTTCGTCCAGGACGTTGAACCGAATGCGAAGAGAACGAATCCGCTCGACGACTTCCGCATCCACTACATGTCTTTCGATCATTACTTTTCACCTTTGCTGAATGTAACGTTGTAGCCGTTGTCGGCCAGGTAGGTCAGGGCGCCTTCGAAGGAAGTTCCGAGAGGTGCTTTAGCTTCATTTCGCGTTGCGCGGCCAGCCAGAATGCAGTTCCGGAGAACTCGGCGCGGCCTTCGGCCAAGACCCTGCCATCAGGCCCGGCGATCCGTACATGCACGGAAGATAGCTTGATCGGCATCAGTGAATACCTCCACTGGCTTGCGACGGCATGCTTTCGGCGCGAGCGGCTTCACAGTCCGGGCAGGGACAGGCTTGGCGGACACGCTCCAACTCGTCGGCGTCCATGACATAGAGCTTCCCATCGGAAGTGTCGTGCGCCATGGCGATGTTCGGGAAGTCGGTGGCGCTCAGGCCGGCGACAGCGCGGATTTCGCCCCAGAGCGCTTCATTCTCGGCATTCAGACGAGCGGCGAGCGCTTCGTGCTCTTTCGCTACGCGCGCCATGAACTCGTCCATCCGGAATGCGAATTCCGCATCGATGGCGCGGGCCGAGGCCATAGAGCTGAGGTGAATCGGTTCTTTCTTCATGGTGATTCTCTTTTGGCTGGGGTTTGTGGTCCACCCAGGCCTATTCAAAGCCTGGTCGTTTTGATGAAGATGAACAAGAAGACTGCAAACGTCAATAGCGTTCCAGCCAACATAAATACTGCAAACGCCAATAGCGTTCCTGTAAGCATTTTGGCTTGACTCTGCACCTCAGCGTACTGCTTAGTGGACATTCCGTGCTGCGCCGCCTCGGCCGCGAAGCGAGCTTTCGCCTCGATAACTTCCGGGCGCAGCGACAGGACATATTCTAAGGCCTCTTCCCGCGCTTTTTCGGCCTCGACCAACCTAGGGTCGCGAGCCGAGACTTCGCTGTGCCCTGGCCTCGCGGGATGGGCCTGCAGCGATGGCGGAAGTTCAGCAGCCACGACTCCATAGTCGGCGCAGGCCCAAGCGATCCCGATGAGGATCGCGAGGATGGACTGGACGATTCGCAACATCACTTTGTCGCTAGGAAAGCTCATGATCAGTCCTCCACCGACCGAACGATTTCCATGTTGCGACCGGCATTGGTCCCGGCAGTGTAGGCGCGCCGACCGTCACTGTCGTCCAGACGCAGGAGTTTGGTAACATTCGACTTCTTGTAACCCGGATCGCCGAAATGTTCGTGGACCGCAGCTTCCTTAACCACCACCAGAGACGTTCCGGCCGAAGAAACCAGCTCCATACGTTTCCGGGTGATGGATTGGAGGCGATAGCTGATTTCCTGGGTCGCGGCCAGCTTGAATTGCGCGGCAACCTTGACGTTGAACCGTTCGAATCCTTGAGCTTTCTGATACTCCCGGCACAGACGATCAACGGCCTCGACCAGGGAATTGAACATGTTCACCGCCAGCTCAACGTCCGACTTGTAGCCTTTAAAGCGAACGGCATGGCCCCAGCGCTTTGTGGTGCTGCCGTCGCGGGCGCTCCTGGATGCCTTAGCCGATGCTCGGTGATTGTTGATGCCACCTGCGAAATCCATGATGCAGTCGTTGTACGTAGCAACGGCCACCGAGAAGAATTTCATCCAGTTCGGGATTGCGGAATAGTAGCGAGTAGCAATTTGCTCGTCGAATTCTTCGCGAATCTCACCGGTCGCTTCGAAGTCGTGAAGGTCATATTTATCCTTCAGCTTCTTCACGCGCTCTGCAGCGATGGCAGCTTCGTGCGGACTGGAAGAGTCGGCCGCCATTGCAGTCAGCTTGCGAATGCGATCTTTCGCCTTCTCGATGGCTTCAGGAGTGAATTCGTTCTGGTCGGTCATGGTCGGTTCCTTTTGTCTGAAGGTTTCGCGTTTCGATGGAGCTATTCTGCCTTCATCCAGAGTGGAAGTAAAGCATTTTCTTTCATTATTTCGGAAGAGCCTGGAAATAGTTCCAGATCCAATCGCCTGCGGCCAGCAAGAGGATGAGGGCGGCAAAGAACAAGACAGCGGCCGCGAGCTGTGCGCCCGGCTTCAGTTTGGGATGGCTGAGCTTGGGCTCTACGGGAACGGCCGGAGCGCTAGCGCTGCAACCGGCGTCTCCTGGGCCGTAGCCGATGCCGCGTTCACACGCCTGGAGCGACACCAGGGATTTAAGATACTCGGTCTGCTTTTGCGACTCTTCGTAGATGCCGGCGACGGCGAACCAGAGGGCGAACACTACGGACGTACACACAACCCAGGCGCCGGTCAGCAGGAGGGCCAGCGGGCCGATGACGAAGACGGTAGCAGCCAGGACGATTGCGCCGCCCCAGATGATGAAGCCGGCCAGACCATTAGTGATGTCGACACAAAACTTTTTCATTTTCAGATTCCTTCGGTTACGGGATGGAGGGGATTTGAAACTCTGCGCCGCCGAGAACATCAATGACGACTTCCCAGAGCGTCGGAACAGACCACTGGTAACGGTCGAAGTCGGTTTCAGGATCGACGCCCAGCGTCACATAGGAAGTGGCAGGCCATTTATGAACACTGCCTTTCCGCATGAGAGTCGCCACGCGGCCGTCACCGAGCGGATTCGTCCTGTGCGGAACGTACGCAGACATCGAATATTGCTGCCCGGCGTCGACAACAAATCTTTGCCTCTGGCGCAGACATACAGAGCCCACAGGATTCCAGCCGCGACCGCCGCAAGCCTGGCGAGCCGAAGAATGCTCATAACCTTCGTGAGTCATTTCGCCGAGGCAAGCCGAGCGATCCTCGTAATAGTTGATGTTCTCCATCGATCCAACCAGCACCAGAGACTCGAAATCGAATCGATGATCGTGGATGGCCGAGTGATTGAAGCAAAGCCGACGCGGCAGCTCCGGGTGCCAAACATGGAGGCGACCGGCCGGAAGTTGGACCTGAATGAACCCAAGGCCGTGCAGAGTGATCTTGTCCTTCATCGGGTCATGGACGGTGCTCATGGATAATCCTCAGTAGCAGAAATGTATTGTGAGAGTTACGATTGACAAGCCGGTCGCCCATAGAAGGGCGAACCAGGCCATGGCTTTGATGGTCGTGTAGATCATCCGAAGAATTTTCCGGCACAGATCGGGCCAATGCCCATTTCGATGGATGCGTGGTTGGTCAACTCGCGACCGCAGCAGGAGCACTGACCAGTCTTCCGACCGTAGGCGACTGCCGATTCCATCGGCTTTTCGAACATCTTCAGAACGTCGTCGTGCTCAGTATCGGTGCAGTCGCGACTCTTGATGAATTTGCCATTGGTGATCCGGCCGAGGTAGATGTCGCCCAGGACGTACAGGCTACCGGCGTTCCGGCTGTGAGCGCTAGCCTCTTTCACAACAACGATGAGCGGCTCCTCGCCTTCGCCAGCTAGGCGGATTTTCGGGCGCTTGATACCAGACTCTTTCGCCTTCTCAAACGCTTTCTCGATGCCGGAAATGTCCAGAGTCGGCGCAGCAGCTTCCTGCGCGGCCACTTTCTCGCGATACTTGGCGAGGTTTTCGATGGCGTGCTTCGCAGCAGCGATCTGATTTTCTGTCAAGGAGCCGTATTTATACAACGACTCCTGAAGGCTCTGAGCGAAGCTGAAGGAATTTCCAGTCCACCACTCGATGATGTCCGGGTGCGCGGCTTCGAAGGCCTTAATTTTGAGGTCGCGCTCTTGCGCAGCGCTACAGATTTTCTCGATGCGCTTTTCTGCCGCCTTAGCACGGCTCTTGGCGCGCTGCTCCGGGCTGGTTTTGTACTCTTTGTATCCGACGCCGCCGCAGGCAAAGCAGGCGCGACCATAAGACGAAGGGCCACGGTACAGGCCGGTGCCTGCGCATTTGGTGCACTTGTCGCGATACAGCTTCACTTCCTTCCGGGAGTTCGGGCGGGCACCCATGGACACGTCTTCCAGGGTCTTCGGCGCTTCGTTGTTGATCTCTACGGTAGCGAAGTCATCACCCAGGTCTTCGAAGCCGGTGAACAGATTCTCTGCTGCGTTCATGTCGATTCTCCTGTTTGGAAAGTTCGTTTCGATGAGTTGACTATACGCCAGAAGTGGAAAAACGGTAGCGATTTCTCACTACCGTTCGTCGGGTCGAAGACAATCAATAAATGTCGCTATTGATCTTGAACCCATGCTCAGCGCCGTCGTTGTAGTCGTACTCAACATAGCTGTCGCAGTAGTCGTTCAAATGCTGAATGATGCCTAGAACGTCGTTCGCGGCCTTGTGCCTTTTTCGCGGCGATGGTCTTGGCGATGCTGTCGCCGACTTCCAGGGTTTCGGCCGTCCGGCGATGGATCAGCAGGCGACTCCAAAGATAGAGCCGGACGCGACGAATGATGTCGCGATGGCGCTCCAGTCGTCCGTGCAACTCTTCAATTTCGTGCTCGCGAGATTTTAATACTCGTCGAAGCTGTTGAACTTCCAACTCCAAATCGGCCTTAGTAGCCATGTTCACCTCAGAAAGGAAAATCGTCTGAGACTCCAGGAAGCTCGACGATTATTGTTGAGCCTGATCGGTCTAGAATGCATCCGACCGAGCCAGCCCTGTGTGGATAGGGTCTACACGAACTATAACAGGTGACTTCCCTGACTATTCGCCAGGTCGATCCTCCACACCATCTGCAAATTGGCGGGCGCTTCGACTTCAGTTTTCGTTCGTCCAGGACGGCGCGTCTGTCGCAGGAAAGGCAGCGCGCCTTAACCGACGTAACCATTGGTATAGTCGATCATTCGGATGAGTCCATCATCCTCTGATTCTCTCGACTTAAGACCGCCCAAAGAGTCAGACTGACCGTCGCATTTCGCATCGATATCCATCGAAGACAAGAATCCTGCTGATACTACGGTGATATCAACTTTGTCGCCGGCCTTCTTGAAGCCTTCGCACTCAGCATCGAGGGCCACAATTGCACTCGCGGCCATGTTCACGTGACTTATGAGGTCGGGGAAGATCACAGGAACTTCACGCGACATGCCACGGACCGTCATCTTCAGGACTACATACTTCATACTCACTATCCCTTTTGTGTGTGAGGAAAGAATTTACTGTTTTCCGGATGGTGGAAGCGCTCGGCCGCAGGCTGTCTTTCTTCCGGACATTGAATCGTCGAAGGCGGGAAAACCGCGCCGGCGATAATCGCCGCGAGGAGTGCAGCGGATGTCGACATCCAGAGGGCGGTTTCCAGGCTCACCCGAACTTCCGGACGGCGCGGCTTCATTCGCTCCACCCTCTTCCCGGTTCATAGGATGGTAGACTGCCGCCGCGAACCCAGTTGTCCCACATATGGTTCAGACCAGTCGGTGGCTGGGGCGGCGAACTGTAGAATCCGGGAGTCTCAGTGCTGCTCAGGAAATAAGGCGTGCAAACGGCCTGGACGGCCAGTTGTTGCCGCTCCCACATCTTATCAATCGCTCTTAGCATGACGTCTTCGCACTGAGCCTTACTGTCGAACCGTCTGCTAGTATGGTCCGGTATCTGGACACATCCGTCTCCAGTGCAAAGGAAAGCAGTAGCAATCCATACGGTGATACTCGCCATTTCGTCACCCTCTTTAGTTGATGAGCAGAGTCTATTCCATCTGCTCGCCAGGAGTAAAGCGCTTTTCGTCGGGATAAATGCCGATGATGTCTGCGTCGAGCATCCAAATGTCCACGGACGGATCGTCGCTGCTGATTTGATATAGGTTGTACAGCTCCCGTCCGCCGACAGCGCGCTCGCCTCGCGGCTCAACCGCCAGAACCTTGCCATGTCCTTCTCCGTGCTCGTCCAGGTATATGACGTGATCACCGACTTCATAGCTTTCTTTTGTAACGAGGCGTGAACGCGAGCTGTTCTGCGATTCCACTACCCAGGAATCCAGCACGCCGCCTTTCATGTCGCGAAACAATCTTGCCGATTTGTCGCAATCGAATACGCCCAGAACTTCGCCGTCTTTCAACACGATATGTACGATTGGCAAAAGAGTATTCATGTTTAATCTCCATTGGTTGATAATTAGAGTCTAATCTGCCGAAAAGTTCCCGTAAAGAATTATTTTCTCATAACTGATTAGTTGCAACTGTTAATCTGATGTATATGTTTGAATCTCTTTTGAACGTTTGATGTTTCCCCTATAATAAGCGCACACAGCCAACAACCACGTGGAACTACAATGTTTAAACTTTCCTGGATATTCGGGCGCAAAAAGGATAATGCTGCCTGTTCTGAATCGGCGCCGGAGAAAGTCGCACAAATCCCTCAGCACGATCCGCTCGACCCCATGATCAAGCTGGGAAGGATTCGCGGCTGGAACGTCGAGCCGGAGAAAGCCCCGGTAATTCGTAGCGTGAAAGATTTCCTGGAGCCGGGCCTATCTGTAGCAATGGATAGTGCGTATGGTGATGGACCAACTCCGGCCGCGAAGGCTGCTGCGGGCGGCCAGAATCCCTATGTCGTCCCGACTATGTTGCAGGACTGGTACAATTCCCAAGGGTTTATCGGATACCAAGCTTGCGCAATCATTTCCCAGCACTGGTTGGTGGACAAAGCTTGTTCTATGTCTGGGGAAGACGCAGCGCGGAACGGATGGGAACTCAAATCGGACGGCAGGAAGCTATCCGATGAACAAAGCGCGCTGATCGCCCGGCGCGACATGGAGTTTCGCGTCAAAGACAACCTTGTCGAACTCAACAGATTCAAGAACGTTTTCGGCGTTCGTATCGCGCTGTTCGTCGTGGAGTCTGACGATCCGGACTACTACGAAAAGCCATTCAATCCGGATGGAATCACGCCCGGCTCCTACAAGGGAATCTCCCAGATCGATCCATACTGGGCAATGCCGCAGCTCACTGCTGGCTCGACGGCAGATCCGTCTTCCGAACATTTCTATGAGCCGGATTTCTGGATTATCAGCGGTAAAAAATATCACCGCAGCCACCTAGTGGTGGTTCGTGGACCGCAGCCGCCAGATATCCTGAAACCTACATACATCTTCGGCGGTATCCCGCTCACCCAGAGAATCTATGAGCGCGTGTATGCAGCGGAACGGACGGCGAACGAAGCCCCGCTGCTTGCCATGTCGAAGCGAACCAGCACCATCCACGTTGACGTGGAGAAGGCCATCGCAAACGAAGAGGCCTTCAACGCTCGCCTGGCGTTCTGGATCGCCAACCGTGATAACCACGGCGTGAAAGTCCTGGGAATTGACGAAGGCATGGAACAGTTCGACACGAACCTGGCCGACTTCGACAGCATCATCATGAACCAATATCAGCTGGTCGCGGCCATCGCCAAGACTCCAGCCACGAAGCTCCTCGGCACTTCTCCAAAAGGATTCAACGCCACTGGTGAGCACGAAACGATTTCTTATCACGAAGAACTGGAGTCCATTCAAGAGCACGTATTCGACCCACTTCTCGAACGCCACTATTTGCTTCTGGCGAAGTCGGAAAAAATCGATGTGCAGCTGGAGATCGTCTGGAATCCTGTAGACTCCACATCCAGCCAGCAGCAAGCCGAATTGAACAACAAGAAAGCCGCGACCGATGAAATCTACATAAACTCTGGCGTTGTGTCTCCTGATGAAGTTCGCGAGCGCCTGCGTGACGATCCGCGTTCCGGCTACAACCGACTCACCGACGATCAGGCCGAAACCGAACCGGGCATGTCTCCGGAAAACCTGGCAGAATTCGAGAAGGCCGGTGCACAGTCGACAAAGGCGAAAGGCGAAGCAGAGCGAGCCGAAGCCCAAGCGGGCGCCGTAGAGGGCGCAGGCGGCCCGGTTCCCGCCGCTCCACGCGGGACTAAGCCCCTCGCGAAAGCGGCCGAGGAAGGGGCCGGCGAGGCCGCTGAACCGCCGTCGCGGCCGGACCCCAAGGCCGAGCTGCGGAACTTGTTGGCCGATCTTTTGTCGAAGCTCCAAGACCTGGACGACATTAAGGCGCCGGACGGCGTAGACATAGAGCACAATGATGCGCCTGGCTTAAAGCGCACGTCTCAACCTGGCGTGTCTGGCATGGAGCCTTCGGTGTTTTCGTCCAACCGCATCGTCGGGCCTCGTGATCATTCGGAACTCCAGAGAATCAAGGTGAATGGAATAACCACCTTGATCGAAAATCCGCGCGGCAGCATTCGGCAAGGAAAGGATGGGAGTTGGCGAGTTCAGATGAAACACCACTACGGATTCATCAAGGGAACGAAAGGCGCTGATGGGGATGAAGTCGATTGCTTCGTCGGTCCGAATCTGGGATCCAAACGGGTCTTCGTCGTCAACCAGGTTAACAAGGAAGGTCAGTTTGACGAGCACAAGTGCATGCTCGGCTTCAACAATATCAACGATGCGAAGTCTGGATATCTGTCCTGCTTCCGTCCAGGTTGGGATGGTCTCGGCTCCATACATGAAGTTGACCTACCCGCGTTCCGTCGCTGGCTGGCGAACGGCGACACAACCAAACCGTTCGGGGGCGAGTGATGGCATTCAAGGCCTCCAAAAAGCGCGAACGCCGGGCACCTCTTCCAGTCGGAAGAGGGAAGCCCATAATTCCATCGGCAGGAATCGAGGCCTGGTATCGAAAGCAGATGAAGGATATGTCCAAGCTCATGATCGCCGACTATCGAAGCGAGATTGAGAATGCACTGTCCCAGCCTGCGGCCGAACGGTTCTTCGCCAGCGACGAATCCGTTAACGTTCTGTTCAAGATGACCCTTCGAAGCCTACAGCAGCGATGGAGCCGCATTTTTGAAGGCTTTGCGGCCAAGATCGCCCCGGAGTTCGTCAACCGGACCGAAGAAGCGGCCACCGCCGCGACCCTGCACAGCTTGTTTGTTGCCGGCGTCGATCAGCCAAGAGCTGCGTACAATGAGAGCGTCAGGAACACCCTGGAGGCCGCAACTACTTACAATCATACTCTCATCACCAGTATTCAAGAGGAAGTCCACGAGAAGATTTACACATCAGTAATGTTGTCTCTGACTTCCCCAAATCCGGAAGAGCAAGGAACTTCCGGCATAACGAACGCACTTCGCAAAGTCGGGAAGTTCTCTGAAGATCGAATCGAACTCATCGCAAGAGATCAAACAAGCAAGCTTTACAGTTCTCTGAGCGATGAGAGAATGGCGGAAAATGGAGTCGAGGAGTTCGAGTGGCTACACTCTTCTGCCGGCAAGACTCCTCGCCATACCCACCTGGAGAAAGATGGGAAAAGGTTCAAGCTGAATGACCCCAGACTTTGGGAGGGTCCGAAGGCCGACCAGGGGCCGCCAGGATGGGCGATTAACTGTAGGTGCAGAAAGATACCAATCATTTGATATCGATAGGAGCGCTATATGCCGTTAGTTCATGGCACTTCCAATGAGGCTCGTTCTGAAAACATCAAGCGGGAGATCGAAGCCGGTAAAGACCCAAAGCAGGCTGCGGCCATCGCTTACTCCATCCAGCGCAGTGAGAAAGGGAAGACGGCGAAAGATTGTTCGCCTGAGCTCGTTGCCGATCTTCGCGCCCTGGTGGACGCTCTGTCGAGGCTCGTGAAATGAACCGCAAGACATGCCGGCGCCGACTCGTGGTCGATGTAATCAGGGCCAATATTCACGGCGGATTCTTCAGCCTGAAGTTTGCCGCCATCGATTTGGCAATCATCGGCGTCGCCATCTTGATGACTTTTGGCCGATAATGCTGAGAAAATCTGGATTCTGACTAAAAAATTCTAGTCCGGATAGCCGCAAGTTACCGTTTACGGAAAATAGCAGTAATTTGGAAAGCCTACTGCCGCGAGGCTTTAACAGAGCTAGTTCCTAATTTCCGATTTAGCCGCGTGCTTCAAAAGTATATAGCCTGGGAAATTAGAAGTAACGTTCCAATAGAATTCATCTATAAGTAACGTTATAATATAACGTCAATCTATATGCTCTAGACGTATTGAAATTCAATTTTTAATTGGTAAATTGGTAATTTGGATTAGTTTAGGAGTTGAAAGTCTCGCGGCAGTAGGCTTAGACAAATCCCGTAAAGTTTCCGAGACCAAATTACCGGATTTTCGCGGCTGAGGAAACTGGTAATTAGATCATAATACAAATTATAATGTAAGTTAACAGTCGCGGCTACATCTAATTATTGTTCCGCTTATTTACCCTTAGATGTACTGCGTATATAATACAGCCATAGTCCACGACTCTTCGAATTAACGATGACAAAGTCGAAAAGAAAAATTGACGAAAATGGATATATGACCATCGAGGGCTGCCCGATCAGCTCTTATGGCGTTTTCCAGTATTCTGCTGGTCAACTCGGTCTTCCGGGCGATCCGACGCGGATTGTCAACGTATATCGCCCGGAGTCTGCCGTCAGCGATCCTGAGTACATCGAATCTCTGAAGAATCTCCCGTTGATCGACGAGCACGAAATGCTGTCGGGATTCGACGACGATGACGACAGCGTGGCCCCCGAAGACAAAGGGGTGGAGGGCATCATCACCTCCAACGCTTACTACGAAGCCCCATGGGCTCGCGGCGATATCCGCATCTATTCCCGCAACATGCAGAATCAGCTGGAAAGGGGCAAAGAAGACCTGTCCCTAGGCTATAGTTGCCGCTACACTGAGCAACCCGGCATCTGGAACGGGACGCCTTATGAAGTCGTCCAGGACAAGATGCGCGGCAACCACATCGCCCTGGTAAAAGAGGGTCGTGTGCCGGGGGCCAGAGTATTGGATGGTCTGTGTTTTGACCATCTCAGTTTTGATTTCAGACCATCCGATGAGGGTAATGAAATGAGTCTCAAGAAAGCCAAGCGGAAGCCCCCTGTCCAGCGCGTAGGGCAAGCTGCTGACTCGGCGGTCGAAGAGTTGCGCACCCTGTGGCCGAAACTCTCTGCGTCTGTCCAGAAGTTCCTGGGCGAAGAAGAGCAGGAGCCGGAGCATCAGGAAGGCGCCGCTCCGGCCGAACCGACCGACAGCGAGCACCTGACCGAGCATCCGACTCTGGAAGGCGCCCAGAAGGACGACGAAGAGCAGGAAGAGGAGCCTTCCGTTGTCGATCCGGCCGTGGCCGCCGTCGAGCCGGAGCATCAAGAAAGCGCCGCATCCGAAATGTCCGGTGAAGGCGAAGTCGCCGAACTGATCTCTCAGGTCAAAGCCATTCTGGCTCGACTGGAGGGAACGGTAGCCGAAGGGGCAGACGAAGAGCATGGCGAAGGTCAAGATGTCGTCGAGGGTTTGGAGGAGCAGAGCAGCCTCAGCGGCTCGCAAACCGCCAGCGACGATGGTGGTGAGAGCAAGGATAACAGCGAGGAACTTCCTGAAATGGCACAGAAGAACGCGCAAGATGCTGCAATTCGCGGTCTCTATCGCGACATTGCTGCTAAAGATCGCCTCTACAAGCGTCTTAGCTCCGTGGTTGGTGCGTTCGATCACCGAGCTATGGACTCGGCTGAAGTCGCTGTTTACGGCGTGAAAAAGCTGAACATCAGCTGCGCGAAGGGCCAGGAAGCTCTGGCGCTCGACATGTACCTAAAAGGCGTCGAAGCCTCGCGTGGCGCGGCCAGCCGTCAATCGAAAGCCCAGGATTCGGCCGGTTCTGCTCCGCAGTGCGCCGAGCTGGACAGCTACCTGAAGGGGGAGTAACTCATGTTCCAGAAACAAGTTTACCGCCAGTACACTCCTGGTTTTCCGGGCGATCTGATCGAGGACGGCCCGAAGCGGGCGCGGCCGGGTCGAATCATGTCTCTGTCTGCCGTAAATCCGGCTGCCACCGCCACCGGCCCCAACCGCATCAGTCGCGCTTTCGGTTACGCCGGTGACGTCAGCGCCCTCGGCGAAGGTCAGCCGAAGACCATCGCGGCTCGCGCTTCTGAAGTCGTGATCGGCGGCGCCAACTTCTTTGGTGTCCTCGGTCATCCGAAGCACTATGCGCTGTTCGGTTCGGCCGGCGACTCCCTGGCTCCCAGCTATGATCTTCCCGATGGCGCCGAAGGCGAGTTCTTCGACATGGCCACCGGCCTGGTCGTCGAAATTTTCAACGGCGCCGCAACCGCCCTGGACCTGGACTATGGTGACCTGGTCGCCTATGTACCAAACAACCTGCCTACCGCCGACAACGCGCTTGGCCTGCCGGCCGGCGCTCTGGTTGGCTTCAAGGCTGGCTCCATGCCGACCGGCTTGGTCCAGATTCCCAACGCACGCATCGTTAACGCCATCAGTCTGCCGGCCCAGTCGGCGGGGAATCTGGTTGCTGGCGTTACCATCGTCCAGCTCACGCAGTAAGGAGGCGTCATGAGCCAGATCAGCAAGACCCATTCGCGCCTCGCAGGCCGCAATGCGAAACCTTTCGACCTGAAAAACATCACCAATGACGCCGTGGCGTCTCTGCGCCGCATCGGCCTGGTATTCGATCACGCCGTCGTCCAGGACCAGATCAAGGCCTTGGCGAAGGCCGGCGCGTTCCGCTCCGGCTCGGCCATGGACAGCAACTTCACCGCCCCGGTGACCACGCCGTCCATCCCGACTCCCATCCAGTTCCTGCAGACCTGGCTGCCGGGCTTCGTGAAGGTCATGACCGCTGCACGGAAGATCGACGAAATCATCGGCATCGATACCGTTGGCTCCTGGGAAGATCAAGAAATCGTCCAAGACATCGTGGAGCCGGCCGGCACTGCGGTGGAATACGGCGACCACACCAACATCCCGCTGACCAGCTGGAACGCCAACTTCGAACGTCGCACCATCGTTCGTGGCGAGCTGGGTATGATGGTTGGCACCCTGGAAGAGGGTCGTGCCTCGGCCATCCGGCTGAACAGCGCCGAAACCAAACGCCAACAGGCGGCCATCGGTCTGGAAATCTTCCGCAACGCCATCGGCTTTTATGGCTGGCAGAGCGGCCTGGGTAACCGCACCTATGGTTTCCTGAACGATCCCAACCTGCCGGCGTTCCAGACCCCGCCGAGCCAGGGCTGGTCCACTGCCGCCTGGGCAGGCATCATCGGCGATATCCGCGAGGCCGTTCGCCAGCTGCGTATTCAGAGTCAAGATCAGATCGATCCGAAGGCGGAAAAGATCACCCTGGCCCTGGCCACCAGCAAGGTGGACTACCTGTCGGTCACCACGCCATACGGCATTTCGGTTTCTGACTGGATCGAACAGACCTATCCGAAAATGCGGATCGTGTCTGCTCCGGAACTGTCAGGCGTCCAGATGAAAGCCCAAGAGCCGGAAGATGCTCTGGTGCTCTTCGTCGAAGACGTGAACGCGGCCGTAGATGGAAGCACCGATGGCGGCAGCGTGTTCAGCCAGCTGGTACAGAGCAAGTTCATCACCCTGGGCGTCGAAAAGCGGGCGAAGTCGTATGTGGAAGACTTCTCCAACGGCACCGCCGGTGCGCTGTGTAAGCGTCCGTGGGCCGTGGTGCGCTACCTCGGCATCTAACCGATGCCTATTCACCAAAGGCCGGGTTTCCGGCCTTTGTTCACTCTGACTCTGACTCGGTTGTAGGGGCCGGTTAGGGCATAATTACTAGGACTACGCCAATGACTGTTTACATCGTTTCCGCCATGACTCAATCCGTGTCTTACAACGCGTATGACACCTCTGATCCGTCCAATCCTCGCCTTCAGCGAAAGATTCTGATTCGTGGCCGCGCCGGCATCGCATCCGAAACTTCCGGCTTCGGCGACATGATTTCCGACGCGGCCGGGCGTCCGATCTGGACCCCGCAGGGCGATTGTACTGCCGTGAGCGATTCGGATTTCGAGCTGCTCCAGGCCAATAAGATTTTCATGCGTCACATGGATAAGGGTTATCTGCGAGTCGTGAAGACCGACATCACCAGTGACCACCAGCGGATTTCCAAAGAGACTCGCACCATGGAGCGCGATGGATTCCAGCCTCTGGACGCTGCTCGTCTGCAGCAGAAAATCAAGGTGACTACCGCCAGCGCTTCCCAGGAACAAGAGTTCCGGATTTAACCGAGGGTTTCGGTATGGTGATTTTCGACGAACATAAGTTTCGCACGCTGTTTCCGGAGTTTGCTGATCCAGCCGCTTATCCGGACGTGCGCCTGCAGATGTATTTCGACATTGCGTGCGAATTCATTTCTGATCGCGATTCGCCATACCGGATTCTCAATGGTAAAGCCCTGGAAGCCTGTCTGTATCTGCTGACCGCCCACCTCCTGTCGCTGTCCACGATGCAAGTTCAGGGCGCAGCTGGAGGTGGCGTCACTGCCGGTGGGACCCAAGGCGGTTTCATCACCAGCGCTACGGTCGGTGAGGTCAGCGTGGCCAAGCTCGCGCCCCCGGCTAAGAATGGTTGGCAGTGGTGGCTTTCCGGGACGCCTTATGGCCAAGAGTTGTGGGCGCTCCTCAGCGTCAAAGCGGTGGGCGGATTCTACATCGGCGGTCTTCCAGAGCGCCGAGGCTTCCGGAAGGTTGGAGGAACGTTCTGGTGATCCCTGGTGCGAATCTTCTGCGAATGGCCTCGGGGTCATCGGCACTCAAATTGTGAGATATCGCAAGTTTGAGCAGCGAGTGAAGAATGATCAAGCCCAGTATGTCTCCATGTTCGGGGAGCCTTTCGACCTGGCAGCGTCTGTCCAGCGAGTCCGACGCGATCAGTATGCCCAGTTTAATCTGGAGTTCCAACGGAATTATGTTATGATCTTCGCCAACTTTGATATGGTTGACTTGGATCGCAATATGGCCGGTGACCAGTTCCTCTGGACTGGAAGAGTTTTTCAGCTGGAGTCTCAAGGCTCCTGGTTTTATCAGGACGGCTGGGGAGTTTGCCTGGCCGTGGATATCGGTGCGGCCAAGTTCACCGATGACGGGAAACCGACTTTCTAGGTGGTGTATGTTTGACGGCGAACTGATAGCGAAAATGGTTGTCGAGCTGAATGCGGCGATGGCATCTGCTCAAGAGGCTTTGCAGTTCCCGGATTTGAAGTCGTCCAGAAAGCTCAGCCGACCCAACAGGGGACGTCAACCAGGCCGACCATCTTTTTCCAGAAACTGTTTGACATTCCTCGCGGCTGGCCTGCCACCGATTGGTACCTGGACAACACGGCCCGCAAATATGTGGAAATAACTCGACAGCATGTAGAGACGACTTTCCAGATCAGTTCCCTTCATTGGCAGAATCCTGAAATCACTCACGTGGTTACGGCTTCTGATATCGCCAACTATGTGAGAGCTTATTTCCAAGCTCGATCCACAATTGAGCGCGTAAAGGAACTGGACTTCCTCATTCTTCGCGTGTCTCAAATTTCCAACGAGGCATTCGAGAACGACAATCACCAGTTCGAATTCCACCCAAGTTTTGACATGGTTGTCACTTACAACCAATATATTCGCCTGTACGAAAACGCAGCATATTCGGCCGATGGGGTATTGATAGGCATATGAGTCTGAGGCGCGATTCAGAGCTAATCGCCGCGCACCTCCAGATGTTAAGAGCAATGCGCGGCAGGTCCGTTTCAGCCGGATGGTATTCCACGGCTCGATATCCTGACAAGGCAGGCGGATCGGTCGGAATACAAGTCGCGAGAATCGCACGTCTCAATGAGTACGGCGGAACTATCGACCATCCGGG